TGTGTGTTGAAAATTTGTCCAAGATCATAAACTCATGACTCCTTATAAGTAATTGACTCTCTAAACAAGACGGGTGTTAATTCAAACACACGGCAGTCAAAGTTACTCTCTATAGCATGCTTGACATCTATGGAGTGGAGCTTAATCTGTTTGAGCCACTCGACATAGCCTTGTTGATCTTGTTGCACTGGTTTAATGTTATCATAATAACCGTCTATCCAAGCCTTGCCTTGTATTTCACAGCAGTCATGACCACAGAGAAAAATATTTTTAGCACCCATGTATGCAGCTAAATGCATAGCTGATGTGATTGTTGAGTAACTAACAACAATTTTATCGGAATCTTTACTAATGACACTTAAATCTGGAGAGTGGTATGGAGGCTTGTTATGCTCATGACAAAAGAAAAAATCAACGCTATGTTTAGTGTTTAATTCACCGAGGCTGTTCCCATGCGCATATTCCGAAGCAACTATTTTGCCAGAATGACTGGAATCACGGACTTCTTTGAGTCCTTCAATGTCTTTCAAGATTGTATAATCGCATTTTATATATCCGCACACCCTATTTATACCTACAACAATCTTATTATTGAAAAAGGCGTTGTTGAAATAGTTCATGCTGGGGCCAGACCCTAGTACATAAATATCCTCACCGTGATGGGTGTTTTTAAGTGCGGCGATATTCATTTAATCGCCTCTCTTATTTTGTAATCGAAATTCTGAAAATCTGGAAGCATTATATCATTAACTATTTTTATAGTTTCTTCATCAAAGTAACTCATAATATCGTTCTTAGTTGTTGTATTAAGACACGGGAAATTATCTTTAAAATTAAAATTGTTCACGAAGTATTCTACAAAACCTTCAATATCCTCAAATTTAAAAATTTTGAACCTTTCGCTTCTGATCCAGTAACTACATGGCATGTGGAATCTAAGTTGATACTTATGTAAGTGCTTGGGTTGTACAAAAAAATTGGGATTATTAAGATTCAATATGTAGTCTTTAAAGGAAACCCCTTCTCTTAATCTCTTCAGATTGTCTCTCCAATGTACAAATTGAGAAACTATTCTCGAATAAGGGTTTCTGACGACAGTAAAATAGAACCCGCTGTCATCAAAATGCCTGATAATATCTTGGCAGGCGTCTTGCTTTGCACCAACTATAGGTGAATCATTTATATCAAACCATCGTTCTATGGATTTACCGGCAGTTTTATTTATGTGCATAAAATAATATTGCATTAGTATAAAGACCTTGCTTTTATCATTGTTTGTTTCTTTGGGAAGCTTTTATATCTTTTCCTATCATCTCCGAGTTTGTGTACTACAAACATTTCTTTGAATTTACACTCATCAATCCATTCTAATTTTTCTGGACCTTCTTTAAATTCATAATGCTCCAGAAGTCTAGTATTTTCTAAATTATTTTCATCTATTTCCTCTTGAACTATTTCGCCGTATAGTAAGCACGCTGTTGCAGACCCTACATTCTGTAGTGGATCTTGTTTAAATCTTACAGATATCTCTGATATAATCTTATTTATTGTTTTATTATCTATGGAACAAGCAAAGAAAGCATTACATATATGGGGTGGTGTATATTCAAAGTTATACTGTTCATCAAACATGGGTCCGTATCTATATATAGGTCTTCTGATAACTAAATCGTAATTAAGCAGAGAATCTAATGGTCTTAAACATGTACAGTCGCTATCGGTCCAAACGCCTCCCATTTTGTTTAGAATGTATAGTCTAGAAGAATCCCACTTCTTTAGTATGCCTCGCTTTAAGCTTCCACCTTGCACATTATGTGTCCAATCATGATAAAAATCTTTGCTATAATTACCTTTAATAAATCTATCTATCGAATCATCTGTCCAGTGTATTGGTTTTAGTTCTGGATTCTTTTTAGTAAATGATTCTATACATTTTTCTTGTTCGGCGTTCAGGGTTCCACTGCTTGACATGAAGTGTATAATTTTTGGTATCATGCTATTTCTCCAAACAGTTGATTACCTACAACAGATAACTCGTAATTATTTATTTTTAATATTTGCTCTTTAATTAAATCTAGTTTTATATTTTTACCCCAGTTGACACATTTCCTTCCTTTAAACTCACCACCAACAGCAGTAATAGACTCTTGTGTACTGTTGATAATATTTACATCGTCAACAACAATGATATGGTTTTTAATGTGATGTTTAGATATTGCTTCAAGTTCTTGAGCTATTGGACAATGAACTGAAGAATTCTCTCCATCAAGATTGCTATGATCGTTATGAGCATCAAGGAAAAATAGAATACGTTCATCTATATCTTTTATGTGGTCAAAAATATGTTGAGAGTCTCCATGTATGAGCGTCACTATTGAATCGTCGTACTTTTCTCTGCCTTCATCTATCCATCTTTTGCATACATCTATACTGTATATTTTATCAAAACCAGAAGACAATGCAGAGTCAACACCTCTACCTCTAGATAGACCTGTTTCAAAATAAGTTGATAGATTATATCTATTCTTTAACTCAGTAAGTATACTGTTATGAATTGGCATAAGTATTTCTCTGTTGTTCTTGTCTTTTTGTTGCCCCTAGCTTATGTAACTCTGAGTGCTTGTTGTTTAATCCATAACCATACGTGATGAGATATCTATTTTTATTGTAAAGTTTATGGTAAGGAACAGTATTAACCTGACCCCTGTGTAATATTCTTTGGTCAAATATAATTAGGTCTGTTGATTGAGTATTTGCATGTATCTCCCTACTGTCTACTCCGAGGCGGTGAGTTCCCGGCTTGAACCACAAACCGTATTGATTATCCGTATGGTCTTGTAATAATAAGCAGGCTTTTACTATAAAGTAATCATCTGCCCAAGTATCTTGAGGATGACCACCTCCACGTTCATAATCTTTAGTATCTCTGTGCCATCCCGTAGTCTTATTTTGATGCAGATCGGAGTGTTCTAAAAATATAAAGTCATCGGTTTGGAATACATTCCCAAGAATCCTCATGAGCGTATGATCTCTATGTAGGACATTCAAAGACTTAAGTTCAGGCGTATTCCCAGCAAATCCGGGTAGTATTTTAGAATCCCCTGTCTCATTATAGGATTTGTTGTGTTGTAAATATGAATCAATAGTATTCCTGAAATCTTCAACTTGGTCTTGGTCTAGGAAGTTCTTTATTGTTGTGTATCCATCATTTGTAAAGCTCATTTTCTCAAGCTCTCCTGTTTTAGTTTTTCTCCTCCCATGACTTTCCGTGGGCCTCCAATCCCTAGTGAAGATTCGATATCCCTGATCCCCTTTACTAGCTTCATAAACCCTTGTGGTTCTACAGAAGCAAGATGATCACTTCCCCACATTGTTCTGTCAATCGTGAGATGTCTTTCAACCCAAGAAGCTCCCATAGCAACGGCTGCAAAAGTAGAAACTAAACCATATTCATGCCCACTATAACCTATCTCTGCTGAGGGCCATCTAGATTTAAGATGGTGAATGTAGTTTAAGTTGAGTTCGTTAACTGGCGATGGATAGGTGGAGTTTGTGTGCATGATTACGTCTGGGCTACACGCTTCAACACACTTTACTATTTCTTCTTCTGTACTCATACCAGTGGATATAATTAGTGTCTGGAAATTTTCTCTAGCATAGCTGCACAACTCCAAGTCCGTAATTAAGGCTGATGGTATCTTGGCTATTCCAGTGTAGGGCGACATAAAATCCACTGAATCTTTGTCCCACACAGAGGCAAAGCAATGTATTCGCCCCTTACAATAGTTAAATATCTCATCGTACTCTTGTCTTCCAAACTCAATTCTCTTCTTGTAGTCTAAGTAAGTCATCTCTCCCCAAGGGGTCGATTTACGCTTATCTTTCTGGTGCTCTGGGACACACAGGTCTGGGTTTCTTTTTTGCCACTTGATGTAGTCGCAGCCCGCAACTACCGCCGCATCAATCAAACCTCTGGCAACAGACATGTCTCCGTTGTGATTTATGCCGCCCTCTGCTATGATTTTAGTATGCATTCCATATCCTCCGGGGTGTCAACATCCACCGTTTCATTGATCTTCATAAAATAGGTGTGCTTATTGTATAGATTGCTGTTTAATTCGTCCAACTCTGATGGTAGAGTGATTGATATGTAATGGCAAAGCTCGAAACACTCCCTGTAATCCTGTCTTCTGGATAGGTTATGCTTGACAACCTGTTCTCCAAGCCCGTCACCAACGTCAAACATCATTAGGTAGGGGGTTTGCTTTGCAGGTTTTCTACATAATAGACTCCCCAGCTTGAGGCTTTTAAACTTATCTATGGCTATTTCTACATCTTCCCATGTACGTCTTGGGTATGTGAGATACAACATTACTATTGGCTCATTATCTGACGGGAAATTAGAGCAGAAATCCTCCATCATATCCTTGGTTGTTGACTCATCAGAAGCGGAATCTGGATTTCTAATTATATTGGTGAACCCATACGATTCGACCTGCCCCTTAATCACCTCATCATCTGTAAAAACATAGACTGATTTTCTATACTGCCGAGGTATTATGTTAGCGGTATACTTAAACAGCTTCCTGTTTTTGAATGGCACGCCTTTGGAATTTCGTCTTGCAGGTATCAGTATTTTAACCGATAGTTCCGTGGTAAGACTACCTTCGTTCATTCTAGGCTCCCCATACACACGTTTGATTTGCGAAAAAGGTGTTTCCAACATAATAGTCGCGTTTGAAACCCTCTGATTTTAGGTATGGGTTCAAAGTTGATCCTATATCTAAGTATGTGTTAGAGCTATTGAAGTTAGTTAGTTCGTGGCATAGTATATTTCCAAACGGCCCGCAACAAAAAAGAAAAACATGATCCTTTATGTTATTGTCATCTATATATCGCTTGCTTTCTTCTATCAAATGCCATTCATTTGCCCAAGCATTCTTACTGATGGGAAACACTTTCTCTGGTGTGAATGGCAGGCTATTTAAATCACCGTCTTTATGGCAGTAGAGTACGGTCTTTCTTTTGCTATATAAAGGTACTATGCTAGATTGGTAGTATTTGTAGTTGTTGTTAACCCATAGGTTAGCCCAAGTAACCATGTTCTGAGGTTGTCCAGATTCAGAAAGCATCTCATTGAAAGTATCTGGACCTTGGCAGCAAGGGCAAGATATTCCCACGTAGTATTGGGGGTGTTGAAATCTAAAGGAGTTCCATAACATCTCTCGCTTCAACTGGTCAGACTCATCTTCTTTATCAAACCAAAACTCAGAGTTGTTTATTGTTGAATTTTTCATAACGGCCCACTCGCCGTCAGCGTACTTAGAGAAGCTGAAGTTTACGCCGTACTCAATCTTACTCTTAAAGAATTTTATGTCTTCGTCGAAAGATTTATTCGGGGGTGTTGTTAGCGAAAAAAGCATTTAATATCTCCACTATCTTTGGTGTAGCTTGACCGTCACCGTAGGGGCAGGCGTGATCAATAAGGGAGTTCTTCTCCCTCTTTATTCTGTAAAATAACGACTTGAGGTCTTCAGGACTCTTACACAGCATTGCAAAATCTTCTAGTCCTTCAACTCTCTCCGTAAACTCCCGGCAGACTATGCACTTCTTTCTTAGGAAGCAGGATTCTTCTTGTATTCCTCCACTATCTGTTATAACAAAGTTGCATCTATTTATTAGGTCGATACACTTGTCGTGAGATACTGCGGGAACCACAGTAACATCTGTTAGGAGGTCTTGGTGTTGTATTACGTTGGGATTTGGGTGTATAGGAAGCACAAAGCTGAGACCATCGTAGTCAAACTTTTCAGACTTTGCTAAATCGTTTATAACTTTGAACCATTCGTCCATATTATGATGGTTCTCTCTTCTATGCATTGTCACTAGAACAAAGTCCCCAAGACTAGGCTTAAGGCCAACCAAGTGGTCTAGAACCGTATTCCCAACTACGTATGTCTTAGCGTTAGGGTTTTCGTTCTTTACGTTTCGTTCCGCAGTCTCTGTTGGACAAAGGTGGATGTCTGCCAATGAGGTGATTGACGCTCTGTTGAACTCCTCTGGGTACGGGTGCTTATTGTTGAATGTTCTTAGGCCTGCTTCTAGGTGTATGACGGGAATGCTTCTGTGAAATGCCGCCAACGCCACCGCAAATGCCGAGGTTGTGTCACCCTGAACCATTACCGCCGAGTACTTACCGTCTGGAAAGTTTTTCAACGAGGAACAAACTATAGAATCTAACCTGTTGTCGCAACCATCGCTGCTTATAGTCATAGATTCATACTGGTAATTTTCTATACTGTCATCAATTAATGATGTGTGCTGCCCTGTAAAGAGAAGCTTATACGGTATTTCCCCGTGTATAGCATCTACTATTGGTCTTATCTTAATCCACTCAGGTCTTGTTCCAAATGCTATGAGTATCATTACTACTGTCTATCCTTTACTAATTTATAACCCTGCGATACTATATAATTCCAGTATGAGTTGGCCTGCATGTGACCTTCAGAAGTTCTGGATGTAGCAGCCATATCTTCCCCATACTTAGAGGGGTCTAAGGAACCCCACATTTCAGGTTCTTCTTTCGGTTGAGGGGGAACGTAGGTGTATAAACCAAAATGTTTCTGAAGTACGTATGAGAAATGCATGTCCTCACCACCTCTCGTCAGAGGAGTCCTAGGCATTTCAGCCCAATAAGCACGTAGCCAATCTCTTTCAAAAAACCAACAATGCCCCATTATGTCTACAGGCTCAGGTTGCTCGTTTCCATATCCAGAGCTGATACTTTCATACGCACAACCCGGATACATATTATAGTCATCTCCGGTCATTCTGACACCCCTACAACCAAGTAAACCTCTATGAGTTTTAATAGTTTCCAGACAATTCTCTAGCCATCTTTTTCCGGGGATGGTGTCGTCGTCAAAAACACACACATATTCAGTGCCAGCGTTCAAGGCGTAGGCAAATCTGGCCCAAACACCTAGGTTCTTGTTGCAAAATGCTGACGTGCATTTCTCTATCACGTCGCTAGGGAATGATTCCATGGAATCTTCGTGGTAGTTACCCCAGAACATGATGTCAACATCGTCTATTGTCTGTGATTTGATTGCCTCATACTGCTCAGGTAGGGTGTGAGGTCTTTTATATCCATTGAGAATTGCTGTAATCATTTTGAGATGTTTCCAATGAGTTGTTTGGTTTGCGATTCGAGATCAGGCATGTTGATCTTAGAAAATATTCTAGCCAGTCTGTTGAGACATGTGTGTCTTTCTAGTACAGTGTCCTTAACCCTGTCAAAATTACTATCGTCTTCAGCTATTTCCTTTTGGGTTCCGCAGACAAATCTGCCCACCTTTAAGACACCATCTAAAACGTCCTTCATCTTGTCTGTCTGAGCATCATACTTACAATGATAGTATGTCTTGTTTCCGTATATCGTGGCATCAAAAAAGGCTTGCGGTATATAAGGATCTTCAACTGATACTACAAATTTGTTATATTTACCATAAAGCTCGTACATATCAAAGGCAGACATGTGTATATCCGAACCCTCTAGGGGTTGCGGGTTTTGTGTCAGGTAGTGGTATGTTTCCGCAGAAGACAGTAGCTCGTCCAATCTGTCGTCACTTTTGTAGTCTGTTAACAGGCCTAGCTCTATTTGGTATTCGGGAAACCTTCTACCCCTTCTACCAGAAAACAAGTCAGCGCCGTGCATGACACTGATAAGCTTGATCCCTTTAGAGGATAACCTGTTGAGTCTCTTGGGCTGATTGGTAAACAGTAGCGGGCAGTTTATTTTGGTTTCTTTAACAACGTGGTTTATCAGGTCAACTGTTTCTTGGGAAGAACCTGTCACGTTAACGATTAATTTTATCCTCTGATTTCTACGTAAGTACTTAAGCGTGTCGTCGTTTAGGAGAGTTATATGCGTAATAAAGATGTCAGGCTTTACGATATCAAACATATCAAAGACGCTGACATTAGTGTCGCTCCAGAAAGCAGACTCTACACCATTGAGGCAGTTAAGTGATTCGTGCAGGTATGCTGCTTCTGTGCTGGTGCTAGTCGTGTAGTTTTGTACTAGTGCCTTCATAGTATCTCCGTATCATGTGGTATGTTTTTATGTTATTGACATTTATAAGTTGTTTTGCGGTGTATGGGACAACTGATATTTCAACACTACGTATAAATCTATTTAATCCCTCGAAAAGGAACCTGTTCTTGAAGTCAATTAAAGATATAATCTCTCTCAATGTCTCTATAGCTTTTACTGAGTTTAGATAAAGCATCTCTGACCAAACATTGTTTATCCCGTATGAAAAATTTTGTATCAACCCTTTGTTGTCAGCAGTAAACCCAACGTCTAAGTTTCTAGACCCCTCTAAAGCCGACACTATATGTGTGTGTGATGGGTCTATTGATGACAAGATCTCAGGGTCTAGCATAAGTGAGCCGTTGGAAACTAGAACCTTACTGTTGTTGATGTTATTAAGGCAAAGCCTCAGACTCTCGCAACAGTTTGAGTGTTGGTATATCTGATTTTCAACCACCCTAATTCTGGTGTCAGGGTAATTCTTTCTTATATGCTTTATAACCTTCTCGGAGTCAAACCCGCAACAAACCACCACCTCGAAGTTGGAGAATACTGATTTGATTGCAGATATCTGCATGTCTATCAAACACTGCCCGCCCATCTTCAGTAGAGGGGTTGGCCCGTATGACTTCATGCGGTACCCAGACTTTTCAGAAAGGAGTACCACACTAACAAGCTCGTCCATTCTTCTCTGAGGAGTACTCGGAGAGGTTATGAAAGTGCTTTTTCTTCGCATAGAAATCTAGCCTAGCCACCTATTGTTTTCTAGTGTCCACCGTATAGTCTTCTCTAAACTATCCTCAAAGTTAATAGGAAGAGACCATCCCAAGGACTCCATCTTTCCACCATCCAAAGCGTATCTGAGGTCATGTCCGGGTCGGCTGCTGTGAAAGTCTAACAGTTCATAGTTCAGCGGCTTACCAACAACACCCGCTATAAATTGAGCCATCTGCAAGTTGTCAACTTCTTTTTCTCCTACTATATTATACTTCTCTCTCTGCTCCCATTTTCCTTGCATTAAGAATAGTACTGCCGCCGAGGTATTTCTAGCATGTATATAATGCCTTCTGCCGGGTTGACCCTCTGGGCTGGCATGGATATAAACCTTTTCTCCGGTTAGCGCCCTATTAACACACATTGGGATGAACTTTTCAGGATGTTGACGTTCCCCAAAGACGTTCATACAGTGGGTTATGACTAGCGGAAGTTTGTAGGTATTGGCAAACGCCAAACACATCTCCTCCGCCCCAGCCTTTGAGCCTGAGTATGGATTAGTCGAATCATACCGATCCCACTCTTTATACTTAACCCCTTCAGGAGCGGGGCCAAACACCTCATCAGTGGAAAAGTTCACAAACAGCTCCAACGAGTCCAGTGATCTTGCATAATTTAGCAGGTTAGTGGTTCCCACTACGTTGTCCATAACAAAAGACATTGGGTCTTCGATACTTCTATCTACGTGTGAGCCAGCAGCTAGGTGCAGGATGTAGTCAACACGCCCTATCTGAGAAGCTGTAAATGAATTTATTTCAGCCTTAAGATCGTGAAAGACAAAGCTTACTCGGGATTTCCAGTGGTTATGAGACTCTAAGACTTCGTGTAATCTGTGAAGAGTACCGGAGCAGTCCAGCCTATCCATGCACACAATTTCCCAATCAGTCTCTTTTAGTATATGTTCACAAAGGTGGTGTCCTATAAAGCCAGAACCACCGGTCATCAGTACTTTTTTAACCAAAACTTTTCTCCTTATAAAGGTCGAGCTTTTCAGCTTCTTCTTCCATTTCTTTCTCGAATTCTTTGTACTCTCCAATATGATTACCGTAGTTCATGAGGAAGGCGTATGATGAGATAAAGCCTATCTCATTAAGCCTGAAGAATACCACTTTGTCCATGTCTTCATTTAGAACCTTATCAATGTACGGCAACATGCCTTCGTGTAAAGTGCTTTTAATCGAAAGAAAACTATAATAGCTAAAATTCTTTTCACATTTCTTAAAGACATCATACTCTCTCATGCTGCTTGCTATATTAAATACCACTTGAGCCTTGATTCCCAAATTCTTAATATCGCAAAGAAGTTTAGTGCCCAGCTTTCTCTGCTCCTTGGTAGCCTCAAACGGCTGAGACAAAACTATGGAAAGTTTATCGTTAGGGTAGTCTATGTTCTTCATTGTGTTGAAGAAATTATTAAAGTCCCCCTCTGTTGCATCATCAAGCTCCACAGAAATAAAAATCGAGGGTTTGATTGAGTCCCTAGCCTTTGCCACTTCAGAGTCTTCGGTGCTATGTTCTGTAGGCCTAGCGAGATTACACAGCCTCTTTACGACAAAGAACTCCTTCTCCTCGTCGTATGCCTCGAAGAGTTCCCCCCTCTCAAGGAACTTTTCAGTCCTACCAAACTTACATCCTGTCTGTGTATTGCCTTCGTAGATTGCGAAAGCACACCCTTTACAGCTAGTTTGAAGGCGCTTCTCTTTTTGCTTCGACTTCATAGTGAATACCTGCTATCCTTGTTGTTATTACTTTAAGGCCCATATCTTTAACTATGGACGATACTGTGTTTGTGTCTAACATAGACTTCTTTGTAAACAATACTTGGTTTGCTTCTTCTACGTTGACTTGATCTGCAACAATAGACCTTGCAAACAGCCTCATATCTGTCCCGCCTACTATTGCGGTGCCGCCAAGCCTAAGTTTCTGCCTAGCAGTCATAATAAATATCTTGGCTTGGTCATATCCCATAGAATCTAAAGCGTCTGTGGCTAATATAAAGGAGCATTCATTATCAGAGTACCCAGAAAGATTTGCGTCTCCATTCTCGGAGACTTCCACTCTCTCGTATCCCTCTATATGACCCTCGCTTCCGCTTACTACATGTATTTTCACTTCATCACCTCGTCAAATTTATTGTTCCAGTTATCTATAAAAACCTTTTCCGAGAATCTTTCAACGACTGTCTTTCGTGCCTCATTCCCAACCTTGTTAGCAAGCTCTGGGTTTTTTAGAAGCTCATCTATGAAGCCTCTTAACTCAGACTCGTCATTAGAAATGAATCCGTTTTTGCCATTCTCTATAACCTCCGGTATCATACAAGTCGCCGTAGATACAACGGCACACCCGCAAGACATGGCCTCTAAGAGAGAGGTTGGTATTGGACTTAGGGTAGAGGTGTTAAGAAAAACACTTGCTGTATTGTACTCAGTAGCCAGTTCCTTTGTAGAGGATGCTGGCTTTGAAAGACCTTCAGTATCCCCGACAACCCTAACATCTAATCCCTCCGTTATTCTCTTCCAGCCACTGTAGTTTAAGCAGTAGTCTCTGTTTATGAAATCGTTTGCAACGCTCAGTACGTTGCCACTTTTCTCTACTTCGTGAGGTTTGAATGTCTCTGTGTCAACGCTGTGGTGTATAACATCAATATTATCGGCACTCATACCCCAAGCATCTCTTGAAAACTCCGATATGAATACATTATAGTCTCCAACCATTGAGGCCATTTGTTGAGCCTGTCCTTCTGGCCATTGAGGGATTGGCAGGGTGTGTTCTAGGGACACCACCGGAAGATCAAGCATTTCGTTTAATCTTTGAGCTAGATGGAATTGACCAAACTTGCTCTGCGAGAGTATAAAGTCGTATTCAATTGCTTGATAGATAGCATTTTCTGGAAGAACATAATAGTTACTAGGCCTAGGAGCGAAGTCTTCGTTCCACTTCTTCTGACCTTCCGCGCTGAATGCATAGAAATCGTGCCCAGTTTTCGCTAGCTGGGTTTCATATCGTTCATGCGTAGGAAAGGTTAGTATATTATACTTCTTTCTCTTGCCGGAAACAGCTTCTTTTATAATGTTGATTGTGCTATTCGGCATCTTTTACCTCATTAAAAAGTTGGTTAAGGTTCGATTCAAATGTTTGGTATGGTACATCCTTGTAAGACGATGGTCCTTCAATTATTCTGTGGCCAATCAGATCTGCGACAGACGATATCGGAAACGCCGTAGCTTTTTGCATTGCACTAAACTTATCACAACTCTCGACTATTTTTTCACTAACTGTACCGTCTACGTCTACACGGACAACAACAATATCTTCAGCCGGAGGGCATGCTTTAATTATAGCTTGCTTCAAGTCTTCTCCATCAAGACCGCATTCATACATAAGAAATCTCATGGCGTCTCTATGACCTTGATACCTCAGAGTTTTATAGTAGCAGTTCTTAACCCCCCTATCCTGCATAGATGAAACACTATGAGCAGCACCTCCACTGGTATAGAAAGCTTCCAACACACCTAGGGAAGTCTCAACAAGTTCCAGACCCTCCATTCCCTGTACAATTGTCTGGAATCCATTTACAAGAACCTCGCAGGAGTCTTTATATTCGTTAATTAGCCCGTCGTATGACCAAGTGCAGTTATACTTCAGATAGTTATTGGGGTTTTTGGGAAGCCCTCCAACCATCATCTTAATTGATTCTGGGCATGATTGCTTAGCGCCATCTTCAGCAATGATATTAACCCAGCCCGGAGCCAAACCTAGGTCTGTTATTACGGTTGCCCCCTTTTTCCGAGCAAGTTCGTTGATCTTACGGCTTGCAGGTACGCTACCACCAAGATCGCAGTAGGGAACGTTTGACTCAATACACTTTTCAGCTATGCTGAAATTCTGATGGTAGGGCATTGCGGAAATCACAATGTCGGCATTGTCGTTGAAGTAGTCCTCGGAGTATGCGTGTATCAAGGAAACCTTAGAGAAGTCATACTCAGTGTCAAATAAGTTTTTAGGGTTATTATCAACCAAAAATATTTCATACCCAAATTTATCCATAGACCAAGCTATGGCTTGCCCCATACGTCCAGCTCCCATCACTACAGCCTTCATGAGCTTCCTCCTTTAAGATAATCGCCTACCCATATGTATGCTAAATTTGCTACAGCGTAACACAGGAACACTACAGCTAAGGCGTAGTTCTTTTTATACCATAAATCTATTGATACCACTAGGTATAATAAAAAGGCTAATACTAAAGCCCAGACACCCATTACTCCATCCCCTGCGGAAAGCTAAGTTTTTCGTCGTGGTTAACAGTCCAAGCTACCTCGTGTGTAACTGCCCTTACGGTTCTCGCCGCTGATGGGAAACCATTTCCTGATTTCTTGACTCCACCAAATCCAAGATGCGACTCAGCAGCAATACTACCACCGTTCCAATAACACATACCATAGTCACAGTTATCACGGCAGATCCTCGCTTTCTTAAAGTCTTCTGTAATTACTCCAACAGCCAATCCATAATCAGTGTCATTATAAATGCGGACAGCATCACTAACGGTATCAAAAGGAATAATAGCAACATGGGGTCCGAATACCTCCTGTTTTAGGTAGGGAGCGTCTCTCCATTCCGTCTTATATACCATTGGTGATACATAGTTTCCCGGACCTTTATAGGTAGGAGCAACGAGAACCTCTGCCATATCATCCTCAATTACAAGTTGGTTAAACCTCTTAACTCTCTCAAGCTGCTGCTTATTAATTAGAGGCCCCATGTAAGCTAAGCTGTTTGCTACAGGACTTACAAATGAAGATTTACCCTCACCAAAGGCAAAGAAGTTAGAGCTATCTTTTGCTTCAGTAGCTTGCTCATCAAACGGTTGACCCGCAACTACCTGACTTGCATACTTAGTAAAGCTTTCACAAAATTTATCATAAATTCCTCTCTGTACTATAAGTCTCCCAGCAGACACGCATCGTTGCCCTGAAAGCTTAAATGCACTTGCTATACTGGCTGATACTGCTAGATCGAAATTAGCATCATCGAAAACTATTACAGCCGATTTGCTACCAAGCTCGCAAGAGCATGTCTTATTCCAGCTATCAGCACAGACCCTGCGTATATGCTGTCCAACTTCGGCACTGCCAGTAAAACAAATATGGTCTACCTCTGGATGCTTCGCTAACTCATCACCTACTTCACCGTCACCATGAATGAGGTTTAGAACTCCCGGTGGTATGCCAGCCTCTACGTAAGCCTTAACAGCCAGTTCTGTACTAAGTGGGGCATCTTCACTTGGTTTGATTACAACCGTATTTCCCTCTACTAGAGCTGGGGCAGCACACCAGAATGCACCAATAGCCAAAGGAAAATTCCAAGGGCTTATAATAGCCACAACACCCTTCGGCTTCCTTAGCATGTAAGCATCCTTCTCTGGTATCTCAGAGGACAACGCTTCTCCATGAGGCATCCTGCCAGTACCAAACGCATACTGAGCCATGTGTAGGGCTTCGTTAACCTCTGCGATTGACTCGTTATAACTCTTACCTGTTTCTAGAGAGATAGCTGTAGCAAACTGATCTAAATCTCTTTCTAAGATCTTAGCAACTCTGAACAGGTACTCCGCTCTGTTGACCCTGCTAAGGTCTCTCCAGTCATCAGAAGCACTTCTAGCTGCCTCACATGCTTCGTTAATTTGCTGTGATGGTGTCTGCGGGAAGGTTCCTATTTCAGAACCATCGCAGGGGTTAGTGTTCTTCACATCGCCACCCGAGTTCCACCAAGTTCCGTCGATTAAATTTTTCCCAACGTAGTCTGTAAAATACATATTAACCTCCAAGATGACCTTTCATTAAGTTTCCTACGGATTCATAAGAAAACCTTTCCGCACTTTCAATACCTACCTGCCTATCTATCTTGTCTCTTTGTTCGTAATAGTAACGCATAGCGCTTTTAACCCCTCCCTCGCTAGGATCAAACCATTGCTCCCTACCAGTAAACAGTGTGGGGAATGGCGAATCAGAGCAGTCGCAAATATCGAAGGAGCCTTTAACAAGCGTCCCTCTGTTCAGGTTAAGGTCTGTGCCTATGAAATCTCTGGGGCCTCCAAAGTCACTGCATATCGGGGTTTTGCCATAGCACATCGCATCAAAAGACGGTATAGACCAAGCTTCGCCATGAGAAGGGCAGACAAAGCAATCGCAATACTGGTGCAACGCCCTAATCCCTTCCTCTGGAATTTGCTCTGATATAATAGATTCTGTATGGTAAGACTCAATCGACTGATACATCCTTAACTCTTGCTTGACTTGGTTGCACATATTGACAGCCAGATCACGCACCTGTTGTGGGGAGTGGCCGAACTTCCAAAGCTTGAGCACTAGTCCTACCGGTTCGGATCTATCAAATTCGCTGTGAAAGCACCTAACGAGTGAGCGTAGGTTCTTCCTGTCGTTCATGTCTCCTATATAATAGAATTTGAACTTGTCATCCAAACCCTCTATGGAGACTGGTTTAGCGGGGGTCTTGTATTTTCTTAGATCACAGGTGTGAGGAACAGTCTTAATACGTTTACTGTCTTTAAATAGTCCGTCCCTTATGAGTGCATTTTGAAGGTCGCTGTTCGGAACCCATACTTCGTCCATTTGCTGTAAGTAGTTGAACCAAGCGTTATCTTTGATGCTTAGACTTTCGCTTTCAAGGAGGGCTATATTTTTCTTGAAGCCAGAAGTTCCAACTAAGTGATGAGGGAGAACGTGCTGAATACAGACATCACAGTCCTCAAGGCTCTTTCCTTCAAACTGTTCTATTTTCTTGGGGATATCCCCTCTGGGGGATTGGGTCAAAGGTATATTTCTTGCGACCACATCAATACCAACTGTGTCCATAGCAAGCATGTGTCCGATGGCTGCATCAGACCAACCGCCAAACTCCCTGTAGTGGCCTATGTATAAAGCTTTCATTAACCAACTCCTCGATTGTTCATCAACATCTTATTTTATTCCTAATGGTAATTACAAAATTCCACATAACAGGGTAGACTAAAAATACTTCATTGTAGGCAAATATTATATATGAAAATACTATTGCAGATATAATTTTACCGGGAATTGTTGAGATCATGCCTTCTTTGTTCCCACATATTCCTCCTGTTGCAGAGGTTTGACATGTGGTTGTGGGCAATCTCAAGGTTGTATGGGTTTCTAACATTCTTACCCTCAAAAGCTGCCGAACTTTCGTTAAAGTACATACCTCCAGTTGTTTGCGTAGTACTGTGATACGTAAGGTCTCTAATCAGCCTAGATTCAAAGTATGTATTTAACCGCTCAGGCTCACAGAGAACATCTGTTATTAACCATCTGCTCAACTGTGCTGGGGTGGCATTGTCTGGAACAGGATCTGGCATGGGCGCTGGGTTTTTAATCCTTGGAGGAGATTTCCAAGTCATCTCTTCGGGGATAATCTCAACGCTATCAAAATAGTTTTCCCACTTCTTTCCGCTGATATCCCACTGGTAGTACTTCTCAAAAGCCTGCCTACAGTTGAAGCCCATTTTCCTGCGAACACTCTTGGGTTGCTCAAAGAACTCTGAAAACTTTTGTGCCGCCAAGTCGTTGTCTGGAACTGCTCTCAAGCATCCCGTTTCCAGTTCCTTATATAAAGCCTTTGGTTTGATCGGAACCCCTCCCAGTTTCCTGAGAACGCTTTCCATGGCTGAGTAGTCTGTACCCATGACAGGCACACCGCAAGCTGCTGCTTCAACCTGTGGAAGCCCAAACCCTTCGCAGTTTGCGTATTGTACATACACATCAAAAAGATTCATTATGGCAGCTAAGTCTTCGTATTCAACACCATTCTTTACGCTAGTGAGTGTAGAGCCAAACTGACCCGTAAAGGGTGACTGAGCTACTGCCCCTTTGAACAGGGACGGGAATGGTTTTCCTGTCTGTCTACATACATATGTAAACAATACGTGTGAGGAAAGCTCATACTCTTGTAGTAACTCTGGAATATCCCAACCCAAATCTGGGTAGCTTGTGTGGCAATACAGTTTATAGTTCTTGTCTTCCGAATTGTCTAAGAATTTCTTGAACGCCTCGAATAGGTCTGGGTAAAGCTTACGCCTCTGGTTGCGCATCACAGTTCCAATAATTTTGGTATCTGGGTCGATGCCAACAGTGGCCTTGTGCGCGTCTTTATCTTCTACCGGAGCGTATGCTGGATGGGCAGAGGGTGGGGAAGATCCAAGGTAGTTAATTCTACCACCAGACTGATCCTCTAATACGCCACCGGCCCAATCAGAGTAAGTGAAGCAGGCGTCTGCTGAGCTGTATGTGGCTATCCACTGACGAGCTTGGGGTCTAGCGTCAACCGTTGGCATAATAGCCCACCTAAAGAAACCTCTATAGGGGGATCTCTCAACAAAGTCGAGCATCCAAAAGTCTCGAATGTCGCAAACAACATCTGGCTTGAAATCTAAACACACATGCTCAAAGATGTGTTCGCCAAACTGCATCGTGGGGCTTGAGTTATACTGGTCGTGCTCCTCTTGCGTACCCTTTGGTTCGTTTTCCGTGTTTGGTTGCACACCGTAATACTTCCAAGGTAGAGAGAGTCCTCTGGGGTCGCTCCGTTCACCGTAACTAGCCAGCTCTGCTAGTTCATATTTACCTGTAGAATGCAGGTATTTAAGAGTTTCTCTGGCATATGTAGCGTATCCCGTATTCAGGAACGTAGCTTCGCTACAGAAGAGTATCCGTTTTTTTCGCATTATTTATTCCTGATCAAAGGGTTCGGTAGTGTCAAATTCGTTAACTCTGAATATTACATCCCTACTACCCTTTGCGGAATTCTTCGCTGTCGCATGAACATGTATCTTTGAACCTTTGCTGAATAGACTACCTATGGTTTCAGCTCCGGTGTGCCAAGCTTCACATCTTATGTATGTTGGTATCCTGCTTTTTTCGCCGGTGCTTTTGGTGGTTCTGTATGTATATGTAACGAGAGTAAATTCTGCACGACTGACACCACTGTCAGCCTTGGATAGCTTGGGATCTTCGACGAGATACCCTGTAAAAGAACATAGATTCATAAAATTTAAGCCTCTCTAATGTAGACGGTCAGAATTTGTGTGAAAAAGCTATCTTAATATTTTAGCCACGACAGGTGTATAAAACACATTAAATTTCATATATTTTATCAACAATAAAAGAATTGTCGTTTCTTGCTACGGACCCGCATAGCACTAGATTGTTGCCTTCATATAATATATACTTATGTTTATCTCTGGTGTCTGGAAATGCTATTACGCTGTCGAGTGAGCATGTGTCATCCTCTACCGTGAGAAACGCCATTTGCCTACCCTTTGAGTCACCTTTAGTTATACGGTAATCTGAAACCCTCTTGACGTGTACGCATATGCATAGGCCCGATCCAGTCTTGCCATTAACTATTTCCTTACACGTTGTGTTAGCTGCTGACGTGTCCGAACTCTCCACCTTAGACATACTTATGGGGCATCCAAGTAGTTTAGTTTCTTGGTCAATGACCCAGCCCGGATCGTCGTTTAGGTCGTAAGGAGGATTTTGCAGTAAGCTTAACTCATTGAGTATGAGTTGGCTTCTGTCTACACGATGTGTGCCGCCACCTTCCTTTTTTAAGGGTGCCAGATCTTTAAGGCAGTCTTCTAGAGTCTTCCATCTTTTCTTTGGGTAGTTCTCAACAACCCATTTGACTTCTGCCTTCGTCAGGGTTCTGTATATATTGTATTGATACAGAGCTTGGTTTCTGGTAATCTTATCGCTGAATCCTCTGAAGAATCCTACTGAGCAGAGGGCTTTGAATGCTGTAGAGTTTACAGTTGGCGAGAAATGTACAAGTATCTCCATCCAGCTCAAGTCTTTTAGCGGTTTTCCTAGATTGTCTTTCAGTGCCTGTACCGCCACAAGCACCTTGTCTCCAGTCTTTCCTGCGAGTGACTTGATATCTTTGATACCAAAGTAGATTTTACCATTTCTTATGTTGAATTTCTCAGCAAAGTTGGTGATGTTCGGAGCTTTGGTCTCTAGGTCAAATAGCTTGGCTTCGGATACAAGTTCGTATATCTCTTCATGCGGGTTCTGCTTCTCGTTGGCATAGTACATGTAGGATAGGAAGAACTCACTGGTGTTTGTGGCCTTGTAATATGCGCTCCAGTAAGAACACATTGCATAAGCAACAGCGTGTGACTTATTAAAAGAGTATCTGGAGGACTTCTCAATCCAACTAAAGATTTCCTCAGCGACTTCGCTGGTAACTAACCCTTTACTTTCAGCGCCCTCTAGGAAAGACTTCTTTACTTGAGCCATGAGGCCAGCCTTCTTTTTACCGATAGCTTTTCGTAGAACATCTGCCTCTTGCAGATTGAAGCCAGCAATTTTCTGGGCTATACGCATGGATTGTTCTTGGTATACAAGCACTCCATAGGTTGGCTTAAGTATTTCCTCAAGAGACTCATCTAAATAAGTTACCTCTTCTATACCCCTCTTGCGATCAATGTACCTCTGGGTCATAGACTTACCGTCCTGAATAGCCTTTAAGCATCCGGGTCGGATGAGGGCTATCAATGCTGCTAGCTCCTCTATGTTTGTGGGCTTAAGCTTCTTCGACCAAGATCTACCTAGATTGCTCTCAAGCTGGAAAATTCCTTTTGTCTTTCCCTCACTAAAGAGACTCCAAGTTTCTGGAGAGTTATAGTCTATCCCAGCTCTTTCTTTAGATATAAGAGTTTCCATTTGCAAATGCCTTATCTAAGCTCAAATTTTGGTATACCGCTCTATGTGTTTTCATGAATTTAATCATGATATTAGCAGTATCCTTAACATCCTGAAGCGCGTCATGCGCATTCTCCTTACTCATCCCCATCCTGTCACGAAGAGAATCCATGCTAATAGATCTGATAGATGGGTCTCCCTCAGTCCACATGAATACATTATCCATAACATCTATTTTGAAGATAGGGTTAAACAGCTTTTGCTGACACCTGTCGTTATCATAAGGTCCGTACTCTTTACATAACCTGTTGATGATAACCATATCAAACCCAATGATATTAAACCCAGCAGGGATTGGGGCAAACCATGAGGTTCCCTTCCAGTTATGCTGCTCAACAAACTGCACAAACTTCTTCCACACAGACCTTATGGTAGGAGCTTTTTTCAGAGCCTCTCTGGTCTTGCCTGTGATGCGAAGAGCCTCGTCTTCAACAGGGTCTACCCCCGCTTCAATCGCCTTCTTCTCACTGAGAATTGGTCTAATCTCGCTGTTGAACGTACCCTTTAGGCGCAAGTTCCTGCCGTCTAAGGCTATGGCGGCTAGCTGGGTTGGTTGGGTTTTGTGTGGGTTTCTAGAACCGGTTTCAAAGTCAAATACAATTATGTCTTTATTAGACATTTCAAAGTCTCCTGTTAGTTACAAAATTAGGTTTGGTTTATGAGATCCTTAACTTTCATGATCTTATCGAGAAGGTTGATACCAAGAACGTCGAATTTAACGTGGCCCAAGCTTTCTAGATCAGACATTTCCAGACCCGCTAATTTTTCATCCTTGTTCCTTTGTTTAACCATGGGGCATACCAACTTAAGCTTGTCTCTGGAAATAACTACGCCTGCTGGATGCTTACCCTGCGACTTGAAGGTTCCCTCCATTCTGATTGCTTGGTCAAAGAACTCTGCATAGTCTCCATCTAGGTCTCCGTTGTCGTTTATGAAACAGAAATCTCTGAGTTCTTCTGGGTTGTTGATTAGTGCCCAACGAATGATAGATCTATCTTCTTCATCCATCTCTTGCAGTTGGTCTGAGATGTCTGCCTCGTTGGGGAGGCTCTTGGTGATCTCGTTCATCTCTCCAAATGAGCATGCCTCGTTTATTCTAAGAACTTCCTTCAGCGCGCTACGCCCCTGTAGTCTTCCAAAGGTAATCATTTGACTAACATTCTCATGTCCGTACTTGTCTTTTAGGTAATCTATGATTTCGTCTCTCTTCTTTCCGGGTACGTCTATGTCAATGTCGGGAAGCGAGATATGACCTTCTGTATTTCTTCCGCTGTTGTAGAACCTTTCAAATAGAAGATCGTATTCGATGGGATCAATCTTAGTGATCCCCATTAGATAAGATATTAGACATCCGGCTGCTGACCCTCTACCCGGACCAGAAAGCCATCCCTCGCTGTTTACGAAGCGTATTATATCCCACACAATAAGAAAGTATCCGAAGAGGTTGGCATCTTTAATGACACCTAGTTCTTCACGAAACCTTTCAGCGTAGTGAGCTTCGGATTCCTCAGAGTCTAACTTGCCAGAGTCAAGCAAGTCCCGTTTCCAACCCTCTCGGCAAAGACTCTTCAGTAGATCTTCCTCGGTTTCGCCTGTAGGTATTGGAAACTCCGGCAGCATAGGTTTACTGAGTATATCATACTCTTCACATTTCTCAACTATTTCTATGACGGAATTTATCTGTTCATCTGAACATTCGTCTAATAGTATTTCTGTCACCTCACGTCTATCCGGCAAGTGAAAAGTTTCATGACCGAAGAACTTCTCGAATGCTGGGTCGAAATCGCCAGACTTCAGGCTTTTCTTCGCCTTTGGGAGGGTTGTCTTCAGGTGTGAACACAGTAGCACTCTATGCAGAGGAGCATCCCCTTTGTCGCAGTAGTAAGTTGGACTTAGTGCTGGGGATGTAACATAGGAGTCTTTGCCTAGAATGGGGTAATACTTATCCGCTATGCAGATAAGATTTCCCTCTTGAAAGACTTTGTAAGAAAGCTCTGATGGGATGTTGCCATCTTCATCAAGCAGTGACACTATCTCGATTAAGTTCAGCCAGCCGTCTTTATTCTTGGCAATCAATGTATAGTTGTCAAAGGAACAACCAATAATCGGCTTGATATTGTGCTTCTTGCAGGCCTGATAGAAAGACACTGCTCCTGAGATAGATTTATAATCGGCTATACCGCAAGCCTTGTACCCGTTTTCTGAGCACTTCTTTGCGAGCTGTTCTGGTTTAGAGAAACCTTTTAGTAAACTATAATGCGTATAGTTATGAATGGGGGACCATTCCATTTGCAACTTTTCCTTTTTCAAATCATTTTGTCCTCACTCTATTATAGCAAGTGACGACGTTCAAAGCACTTTTATTTTGCGAGAGTTACGCTTTCTCTCTGAGTTTCTGACTCTCTGCGTTTGTTTGCTCGGCACCCTTCGCACATTTCTATGTGATTCCCTGCGTGCATACCATGTATGTGCTCAAGACCAAGAACTCTTTCCATTAGAATGGTTCTCTCCTGATGCCCCTGAAAGTGCATGGCATTAAGTTGTGACATGATGCCCATCTCTACATCTGAAGGGTCTTCTGTCTGGTGCCTGATGTGATCAATTGTGCGCAAGTTCAGTCCTATATTTGTACCAAGAGCAGCAAGGACGATAATTGCAAACCATGTTTTTACTGATTTCATGGCTATTTCTCCATTAGAATAATTGGTTGATTACACGTCCTGAGTTTGCTATCCTCATTGGTCTTCCGTTATTGCTTGTGAATGTAGTGTTCAGGGATATACCTAAGCATTGACATACAGAAGCCATAATGTCCTGTGAATTATACGGGTGAGTCTCTACTGTTGTTCCATTCTTGTCAGTCTCACCTATTGCTAAGCCGCCATTGATGCCCCCACCGCCCAGAGCCACGCTCCAGCTTCTTGCCCAGTGGTCTCTACCGGTATTCTGGTTGATTCTGGGGGTTCTACTAAACTCCCCCATCCATAGAACAACTGTATCTTCTAGCATGCCCCTCTGTTCTAAATCTTCAAACAAAGCGCTCATGGCTCTGTCCAGTATAGGGAGCTTGTTATCACGTAGTGTACTGAAAATATTCTGGTGATTATCCCAGCCGCCAAAGCCAACCTCTATAAATGGAACTCCAGCCTCTACAAGTCTCCTAGCCATTAGACAACCCTTACCAAAGCTGTTGTCTCCGTACCTTTCAAGAACTTCGCTAGGCTCCTGAGAAACTTTTAGAGCGTCCATCTGTTGACTGGTAAGTACATCAAACGCTTTCCTCAATACCTTCTGATGCTCTTTTGGTAGAGACCCTCTATTGGAATTGATGAAATTATTTTCTATGAGGTCTAGAGTGTACATCCTTTGGTAGAATCTTTCGTCTACTTTTATATCTAGATTTCTGACCCTACCATCACTGTTTACAACAAAGGGGGAATATTGAGAACCCAAGAACCCAGCTCCAACGCTAGCTCCGTTCACTGAAATGAACTGAGGAATCTTAAGGTCGTCTCTCTGAATCTGTTTAGATATTACTGACCCATAGCTTGGGTGTTCTATGCGTGGATTGGGAACGTAACCTGTATGCATGTAATATCTACCACGCATGTGGTCAGCTTCGCGTGTACTCATGCTTCTAACTACAGATACATTATGCATCTGCTTGGCCATCATAGGCATGTGTTCGCATATCTGCAAATCGCCAGTGGTGGATATGGGCCTGAAAGGACCGCCGGTTGTTGCTCCGGGCTTTAAGTCCCAGATGTCCATAGTAGAAGGACCACCGCCCATCCATAGCAGGATGGCAGACTTCCTCTTCTTTTTAATCTCCTCAGACCTAGCTTCCAGTATGTCCACAAAGGGAAGCGAGGCAAGTCCTGAAACAAATCCACGTCTAGAAATCATGCTTCGTCAGCCCTACCTTTATAAACTAGAGAAACCCCGTCCTTCTTGTAGTTGCCCATTCTGCGGTAGGTAAAAACCTCACCAGTTCTAGGGTTTTCGTATTTGAATGCAGCTTCTGCACTATGCTCTTCGTACCAATCTTGAAATTCTTTCATGTCTTTACCCGGCATATATAGAGTCACACCGTCGCCACTCTTGTGGGAGTGACTGCCGGAAAGACCAATTTTTTTAGCCATCTTCTCGGCTTCTTCCTTTGATGTGAATACATAGTCCTCCATTGAGCCAGCTTCGTGTGACTTACTCTTATGTTTTTGGACATGATCCTCTATAGCATCAAGGTATTTTTGCTTTTTGTTAGGTCTCATTGGTGTTGTAACCTTCCTGCTGTTATATTTTTAACTGACAAGTTCCTTGATTGGCTCTCTGTGATCCAATAGGTACTGAGGCCTTCCGGTTCTGTCTAATAAAGTGGTTGACATTGTGTCAATACCAAGGGCGCGATACATTGTGGAACACACTTCTTGGATATGTACAGGTCTTGATTCTGGAACTTCACCAAGCCTGTTTGTTTCTCCAATGACTTGCCCGTGTTTAAATCCTCCTCCGGCGAGAAGGGCGCATGATACTTGAGGCCAGTGGTCTCGTCCACCGCCCTTGTTGATCTTAGGTGTTCTTCCAAACTCTCCCCAAACAACAACCAGTGTGTCGTCTAACATTCCACGGTTGTCAAGATCTGTTACTAGGGCTGAAACGCATTGGTCTAGCTTTGCACCATGATCTCTTACGAGGTCGAAGTTTGATCCGTGGCTATCCCAGCGACCATAAGATAACGTAACAGACCTAGCGCCAGCTTCAACAAGCCTGCGGGCCATGAGGACATGCTCATTAACAGTGGGTGCGCCGTCATACTGAAATTTAAAAGGCTTTCCATCGCCATACATTTCCCTTATCTTTGAGCTTTCTTTGGAGATATCTAAGGCATCAACTAAAGCGCTTGATGTTAATACCCCAAAAGCTTCTTCTGTGAATGTATCGGCAGCTATTGACTTATCTATAGCTTCCCTTACTCCAGAAAAACCGGCGAGTAAATCTTTGCGGCTTCTAAATCTATCTACGTCAAGGTTAAGCTTGAGATCTTTCATCATTTCGCCGTTGGGCTTGAAGGGTTTGTGAGTTTCCCCTAAGTATCCAGCTCCTCCAGCTTCAGACCAAGGTCCGTGCTGAGTCTTGTCTGCTAAGCCAACAGCTACTGGCACAGCGGGATCAACTGGGCCTAAAATTTTAGATGCACATGCCCCAATAGCCGGATAGCTTGTACCAGAAACCATCTCTTTTCTGCTCCAGCCAGTAACACATTGGTGTCCATCATGACTACCATCAGATCCAACTATAGATCTAATGGCTGTAAACTTATCAAACATAGACGCAATCTTAGGAAAGCATTCTCCTATCTGAATCCCGTTTACGGCGGTTGAGATTGGCTTGAAAGGCCCTCTTATCTCTGATGGAGCTTTTGTTTTAATATCCCACATGTCTTGATGTGGTGGGCCTCCACCTAGAAAGATGTTAATCACGGCTTTGTGTGATGTTCCCAGTCTATCTTGCGCATACATAAGTTGAGGCATTGATAACATGCCAAGACCACCAACTGTCAAAAAGCTTCTTCGGGACAAGGTTAGCATGGTTATATTCCTTTTATATAATTAAATCTTCTATGACTTTTCCACCGTCCACAATCTCTATCGGTCTGTCACCGGGAGCCATTAACTCCTTGTCGGAAACTATACCAAGTCTGTCGTAAATGGTAGATGCCCAGTCTTCTATGTTGACTGGGTTTTCTTCTGGCTCACTAGCGGTTGCGTTGGATGTACCGTATGTCATCCCGCCTTTAATTCCACCGCCAGCAATAATTGTGCTGAATACTTTAGGCCAATGGTCTCTGCCAGCATTGGCGTTGATCTTTGGAGTTCGTCCAAACTCAGAAACAACACATACTAATGTGGAGTCAAGCATACCTCTATCGCTTAAGTCCTCTATAAGTGTCGAGAAACCCTTGTCAAAAGCTGGCAACTGGCTCCTCATGCTTCCTGCTATATTGTTGTGCATGTCCCAGCCACCATACGTTAAGGTTACAAATCTAGTGCCAGCCTCTACTAATCTTCTTGCTAGTATCATTCTGGCTCCAGCGGTATTTCTTCCGTACTTGTCTCGCAACTGATCTGGTTCTTTATTGAGATCAAACGCCTCACTAGCTTTGACATCACCTATCAGGCTGTACGCTCTTTGGTAGAATGAGTTGACCGCATCAATAGAGTCTGCGGATTGCTTAGAGTTAAAGTCTGTATTAACTATATCAAGAACTCTTTGCCTACGGCTGAATCTCGGGGCAGGCACTGGAGTCTTTAAATCACGGACTTGGAAATTTGAGCTAGCTGGATCAGAGCCTAAACCGAAACCTGCGTAAGAGCTACTTAGGTAGCCTGTGCCAGCATATTCGTTTGGCTGATTAGGTATGCATACATACGGTGGAAGGTTATGCCTAGGCCCGAACTCATGTGAGACAACGGAACCCATAGATGGGTACTGAAGTGCTGGGCTGGGGCGATAACCCGTGAACATGTTGTGTGTTCCACGCTCATGAGCAGCTTCTCCATGAGTCATGCTGCGGATAATTGATATCTTATCAGCAACCTTAGATGTATTAACAAGCAGCTCGCCAAGCCTAGTGCCGGGAACGTTAGTTTCAATACTACCTAAAGGTCCACGATACTCAAGGGGCGCAAACGGTTTTGGGTCTAGCGTCTCTTGGTGAGCCATTCCTCCGGGCAAGTATATAAAGATTACACTCTTGGCTGGCCCCTCCTTGCTTTCGTAAAACTTTTGGTCAGCCTGAGCTTGCTCCATACGGAAGTAATCCGATAGAGTCAAGCCTAAGCCGCCTAGAAATCCAACGTTCAGAAAAGATCTGCGCCCAATATTATTTCCTTTACAATTCATGATCTTCCTCTTTACCATTTTTTGCAAGACCAGTATCGAGCTTTCCATTTTGGTCCCGGAGTGTCACATCTGTGCCTAGCTCTGAAACTTTTACGTCTAGCAGGATCGTCTCTTTTAATTTCCATGTTAGGGTCGCCAAAGTTTACCTTGACTACATTACCCTTTTCATTTTTAACATAAACAGAAAACTTCTTTGGGCCATCAGGAGTCCTAAAAGGCTTATTAAGTTTTACTTTTCTACCTTGGTACTCAGAGCCTTTAGATTTATCATCATCTTTAGGTTTTTGAGCTTTCTTCCAAGACTTTGGATCTGGTCGATCAGGATCTCCCCGTTTAGCGGGCTTGTAATCGTCACCTTCCCTCTCCTTTTTCTTTCTGATGTTTTCCCAAAGTCCCGGCTTTGCTTCCGCAATATCCCAGTCTTCAGTATCTTCACCAAAATCCTCATAGTCTGCTTCCGCAGGTATTACAAAGTTATCTTCAGTAATTTCTTCTGTGTATCCACCTTCAGCACAAAATTGATTTAGGTGTTCTACATATTCTTCTTTTCTCATAGGATTACCTTTCCTTCTCCCTCTAATAGGTATCTAGGCCTTCCGCCTTGATCTGTCCTCTGGATTCCCTTCGGAATACCGAAGTGATCAAACATCGTGGCCGCTAAATCAATAGGTGCTACCTTAGACTCTGTTGGGTAATAAGCCTTGTCTGATTTGCCGATAACCCTACCATGGCTATACTTACCTCCTGATAGTAGCATGGGGGTGATAGATGGCCAATGGTCTCTGCCAGCATTCTGGTTCAGTCTAGTTCTACCAAACTCCCCGGTTACAACTAGCAAGACCTTTTCAGACAGTCCACTTTGATAGATGTCTTGCACAAATGCTGCAAGAGCTTTGTCGAGTGGTGGAACCCTACCTTCAAGAGCCTTCTTGATATTTCCGTGCATGTCCCAGCCACCGTAGTGAACTGTTACAAACTTGGTTCCGAATTGAGCCAGCCTTCTAGCCAGTAGCATCTGATCACCAATGCCACCCTTGCCATACATTTCACGCATAGATTCTGGCTCTTTGTCTAGGTCAAAAGCTTCTTTAGCATTTCCTAAAATAACGTTATAGGCTTGGTTGCCAATCTTAGTAAATGAGGAAGCTTGAGCAGAAGCGTTTGGATCAAACAAGTCAAATGCAGCGAGTAAGTCTTTACGCTCCTTGAATCTACCAACTTCAATCCTAGGCGTGAGGTTATCCTTATTGGACGGATCAAACGGCTTGTGCGCTCCACCTAAAAATGCAGGTTGCTCGCCCTCAATCTTGCCTTGCTTGACATATGCTGGCATGCCGTTTGTTGGATGGTTGGAGCCAAAAACTGCTGACACAACAGCACCGTGTCCGGGATACTCAGAGTTTGCAGTGTTCTCCCTCTTGGGGTTATGATGCCCTGTCATCATCCAGTGAGTTGCTTGGCGATGCGAGGAATCTCCGTGTGAGAAGGAGTTTATTGCAGTGAGGTTGTCCCCTTGCTTGATTAGCTCTTGAAACAAGCCTCCAAAGGCAAGACCATTAGTATGGGTTACGGGGGAAGTTACCGGCTTGTATGGGTCTGGAACTGATTCAGTTGGGGCGTGGAAGGTTTCAAACTGTGTCGGGCCACCTCCAAGCCAAACCCATACCACTGACTTGTCGTTGGAGCCAACATTCAAGTCTTCTTCTTGCGAAAAAGCAATGTCGGAAAAGGGGGTCATTCCTAATCCTGCGCCAATACCACCCACTCTAAGAAAATCTCTTCTGTTGAAACCTAGATCCAGCATGTCAGACTCCTAATACTATACTAATTTTTATTAACCCGGAGCGTTATAATAACCTATACTAAATCCTTCTTTAGTACATTCTTTTACGGTCTTCTCCATACCGTGTTTCTTAAGGTGCTCCTCTATATATATACACATATTCTTGTCTGAACCCTCCCAGTTATTTTTATAATAATGGCAGAGCTTTGTACACTTCCAGTGTTCCCTCCTTGTGGACAGTGGTCTGGGGGTGTTGTTTCTTTTAATTGACTCGAAAGTTTCTCTGAGCATCTCTTTGAACTTTGCCCTGTCCTTACTATCAAAGCACATAGAGAATGGCCCGCCATCTTTTATGTAAAAAATAGTCATTATGGACTGTTCGTACTCTGGAAAAAGCTTGGATATAGCATAATTATACAGGAGCAACTGCGGATCTTTACAAAGCTTTTCGTAAGTCTTCTCTTCCCCAGTGGCCCAATCAAGTCTACGTCCAGTTTTCCAGTCGATGACCTCTATTATACCATCTTCCGCTTCAGTTACAAGGTCTATCGTGCCCTTTATGGCAAGATTTCCTTTGATTATCTCACCATTAGGCATCTCGTACTCATACTTGGCCCAGTCTTCATCTATCTCTATGTCAAAATGAGGCTCTGAAGCCACTACGTTTCTAGTTCTTGGGTCAAACTGCCCATCATTATATTCAAATACCACCCACACTAAGTCTAAGCAGTTCTTTCTGTCCTTGTCTGTAAATTTATTCTTGGAGTTTTTGATATAATAATCAAAGCTACGGTCCAACAATTCAACCACAAAGAAGTCGTCCATAAACTTATCTTTATGTATTTTAACTTCCCCTAGGGCATCATCATCTGACTTGAGGAATTTTCTTTGGGGGTTATCTTGCTTGAACTTTTTTAGGTCTGCAAGTACCTCCATTACTTTATGAACTATGGTTCCTAGTTCTGCCTTCTTTCCGCTATCGGTTTGATAGCCAAGTACATATGTCAGAAAATACTGCATCTGACAAAATGAATAATTATTATAACTCGAACTTCTTATGTAGGTGACTAACATATTTACCTCAAAAACAAATTATTGTAAACTTCATCGTACATTGTTAAGCATTCATTGAGAGGCTTGTCATTTTCCACAACCGCATCAAAGTTACTCCAATCAAAATTTTCTTTATCGAGTCCACACTCGCTGGCATGGCAGTCGTCAGATGTTTGCCTTGTTAGCCTAATAACCTTACCGCCAGCTTCCTGAATAGACTTTACCTCATTTGGGAATCTGACATCAGCTATAATTGAAAGCGCTGAACCCTCAGCTTTAATCCTGCTGATTGCATGATCAACATGAACTGTTCCATGCATACTACGCATGATATCTGTACCAAAGAATTGCATGAACTCACGGGCTGTCATGGGGCCTTTTTTATTTTTGCCTGAAGGCATGTTTTCCCACAGCAGGTGGGGTATCTTCTCGTTCTTTCTTTCGTCTGTACCGTAAACCTGATCCGGCTTAAGGCCAAAAAATTCAACGCACAGATTTTTAAGCCCATCGGCAAAGCTGTACATTTTTACGTATGGCCATATCTCTCTCTCAGCGTACTGAACAAAAGAGGTGTCCTTCCTACAAACGTCAAACTCTCCCCACCCATATCTACCGGTTGAATCTCGCGTTTCAATAACAAGAGTCCCTGTGTCCTCCTCAATATAGAAATCTCTAGCTAGGTTGAGTTCTTTTAGGATGTTCCCATGTATGTAATTAGCAGTTGTGTTTTTACCCGACTGCTTCTTGCCCGATATGCCTAGTATCCTAGCCATACAAATTACCTCCAATTTGAGTCAATATCTTAGATTCAATCAATTCAACTGGCATGTCGCCTATGTCTTTGCTTGTCATTCTTGGGAAGATCAAGTTGAACATTCTTCCCAGCCTTCTCTGTATATCAGTCTTCGCTTCTCTACCCGCCTGATCGTTATCGGTGAGTACTACGAGTGTTGTAACTTCGCTACTTGTCAGCTTGTGTATCTGTTGTTCTGTTAGGGTCTTGCCGAATATGCTAACGGCATTGTTAACACCGGCTTCATAAAGCCTCCATACATCCCCCTGCCCTTCAGTCACAAAGAGGCATGAGGTTGATGTTGCCACGTCTATAGCCCTGTGGTAGTTGTAGAGGAACATCCTCTTATCAAAGCCTTTTGTGAATAAAAACTTAGGCTTCATGTAGTGCTTAGTTGTTCTGCCTATGTGGGCTACAATCTCTGACCCATCGTCGTTGTGTATCGGTATGAGAGATCTGTTATGCATAGGTGAAGATTTGTCAACACAGTCACCAACTTCAAAGTGTAGTAATGTTGACTCAGCAAAACCTCTTGTTTGAAAGTATGGCGAAGGGTGTATTACATTATACCTGACACCGGTGCTTTCTGACAACTTATTATTTTGGTGCTCGGTATTATTTCTAAATATGTTTACCAGCTTTACAAAATCATCCGGCTCCTCAACCTTTTCCACTTTGATGTCATGGCTGTCTATGTTTAACACCTTGCACACCCAAAGCAAGGCTTCTTTAAAGCCGACAGGCTCACCCGTTGATTGAGACAAGACTCCTTGTATTAATCCAAAAATGTCATTGCCGTAGTCTTCTTGACAGCCTCTAGTCCAACATGTCCATATTCTCTTGTCTTTGGAAAGAGAGAAGGCTCGGCAGTTGTCGCTACCTTCGTGTATTGGGCACGTTGAGTATATATTGTCACCAAGAATCTCATATGACATATCTAGGTTGCTTAGTACTAATTCAATATCTTTAAAGATAATTGATTTAACCTTCTTCAAGTCCATCATCTGCAATATTTTCCAACGCTTCTTGACTTATCAAACCAGTGTCTCCAGATGGCTGGTTGTTGAATTCATTTCTAGTTTTTAGCTCCAGTAGCTTGGCATGCTCACCAACCATATTCATATTTATATAGTCGCCGTCGCTTAAGCCTGCCCCGTGTCTGGATACAATGGGGACAAGTTTCCTATTTCCAGCCTTGACGCCATCTTCAGCAAGCTCTTCGGCAGACTTTAGTTTGAATATACTGAAGGATGTACACAGCCATATGAGTCTGTCTGAACCACTAACGGTTGCAGTGGTCTCGGAAGTAATCCCGTCTCTGTTTAGCTGGACAAACGACAAGCATGGGAAGTCGTATTTAACGCACAGGTTATGTAAAGATGTTATTTGGAAACCTAGAGCTTGGTACTCTTGAACATTGTGCGTTATGGAGTTGGATGTCATTAGCTTAAGGTAGTCATAGATAACAACGCACTCGTTTGTTCTTCCATATTCGTCTGTGCCAACCTCCTGCATTATCCACCTTTTAATAATATTCAATATTTGTTCAAAAGGTTTACCAGCTACTGATGTGTAACTGTACGGTATGGACTCTATATGTTCTACAGCTTCACTAACTTTCTCAAGCTTTTCATCGTCATCGGAAAACTTTCCGGTTGCTATTTCGTTGATGGGTATGCCGCTAAGATTAGCAATGATTCTATTTAGATGGTCTTCTTTCGACATTTCTGTGTCTAACATTAGCACTGGCACCCCGTTGGACGCAACGTTCAATGCTACATTGTCAGCGAAAACACTCTTGCCAACCTTTGGTCTTGCCGATACAAGGTCAACACATTTTCTTCTAAGGCCTCCACCTATAGACATGTCGAACCTAGGAAATCCTGTTGATATACCAACTAGGTCGCACTTGTTATCCTTAAGGAACTCTATGTAGTCGTCAGCGCCTTCACCAATTCTTTCAGGCCTTTCACCGCCATCATCCTCTCTGAGAAAGTCCATGATAGGAGTTTCTACCATGGCCATAATCTGGTCAACGCTCTCGCTACCGTCAACCTTGTCAGCATCCTTAGATATTTTAGATACTAGCGACTTGATTTTTCTAGCAATCTCAAACTTCTTGATTTGAGAAGCAAACCTTGGTACGTTCTCAACCTTGATAGGGAAATCAAAAAGAGATTTGATGTACTCAAGCTCTTGCTTGCTGTTTATAATATCTGAGAAGTTAAGTTGTTCTGCCGCAGATAGAATAGAGGGTAGGTCAACTTCCGCCCCACCCTCAATCACCCTAGAAAGGCACTTGTAGAGAACTTGATTGTTGGTGTTACCAAAAGTTTGGTGATCTATTATGTCGGATATTTCAACGTAAGCTTCGGTTCCATATCTAAGCAAGCCCGCAAGGACAGCTCTCTCGGAACCAATGTCTGTCAAATTTGAACTCATTACTTGGTAGACTCCCGGTCTTGTTTACCTTCCGGTACATTTATTGCATCTGTAATATTCCCCGTATGTATATCTGGGGTCAATCTTATATGTCTTGCCACATACGTGACATTCTATATCCACCTTCTTTGGTGCTCCTCTTCTTCTTGGGGTTCTGGAAACGTCTGGCGTCTCAACGTCCCTAAATTCACCTGTATCTACCCACTTATTTTCACGGGCTGTCACTTTTGTTCTCCTCGTATTAGTAGTTTGGTCATTTCTGGTTACTTTAAAATCTTCACTGACAGGCTCTTCCCCTGCTTCCGCTTCTATTTCTTCGGTCTCGCTAGCGCCCAGAGCCTGAAGTAGTTTTTTCTTCTGCTCGGGTGATAGTGAACCAACAAAATCATCCATACTCATAGTCTTTTACCTTTTTCTAAAAGAATGTCTCCCTTTCTCTTTAGCTCAAAAACCTTGCCTTCCAGAGACTGAAGTCTGGCTTCAGCAACAACTCTCATCTGGTCGCACTTTGCGGCATAGCTGTTATCTCTAACAATGCTTTGACGCTTTACTTCATGTTTGGTATACTGATCAAAGCTGGCAAGGTTGGCAACGACCATCTTCTCTATCTGGTCATTGCACCAACTAAGCACGACCTTATTCTTGTTGATCTCGTCCTGAATATACGAAGCATAACCATACAGTAAGTATGCGTGGTCGAAGTGCTCTTGCTGTGTGAGTGAGGATATTGCAGAGATAGACATGTCGGCAGAGATCAGGTATTCCTCATGGAAGTTTGAAAACCTGACATTGGAAAGGTCTAAGTAGTCGTCTATTTGCTCTATGTGCTTTGACAGTCTGTCAGCCGCTTTTAATTGCATTTCGCCATTCATCATCGGTATCCGAATATTTAAGTGTTATCAATTCTATCCCATTCAGCTCACACCAGTCAGCCTTGTCTTCATCTCTGGCTTTCGCTAACAGGAAATCTCTCTTAGTCTTATGGAAGAACGGTATGTGTTCATAATGTTGTCTACCGTGAACCTCTACCCCAAGCATTAAATTAGGTATAAAGAAATCAAGATAGAGAACCGATCTTCTGTGGGAAGCAGTGCTGCCGGGGAGTTTGACTTCCTCTAGAATCCGGTAGCTGCTATAAATCTCCTTGATTATTTTTCTGGCTCTAAGGTGGTGCTTGGATCTTCTCTTTGTGTCATTGTTATACACATCGTATTTGGAAAGGTTCCAAACATACTCTCTACCATTAAAGCCTTTAGCTTTCAATTAGAAGTTCCTTGATTTGTCTATAAACAAAATCGCAAACACCTCGGTTGGCATTCAGAAATTCCGAGAGATTATTTACACCCTGAAACTTGAAAAACTTCTCAACACTTTCATCACTAAGGTCAACATCGTTGTCGGCTAGTACTTTGGAGATCGCTGGATCTTCTTGATTTTCTAGGGCGCAGGAAATAGTGTACCAAGCTCCGGCAGCTTTGATTAACCTGAACTCACAAGCTATCTGAACTACTTCCTGAACTTCATCTATGCCAACACCGTACTTAATCCAGCTCTCTGCTGTAGAGTTGGGGGTACCGCCTGCGTTAGATGTTAAAACTTTCCAGTTAGCTATCTGTCCTACGTGTGGGCCTGTATCTTTAGGTACTTGCCACCTGCCTCTATGGGTGATGGCTATGTTTGTTCCAGCTTGATACTGAATCATATTGCCGCCATCGGTCATCTTAGCTGGTGCCCACCTGCTACCACCAGTATTAGCGATGTTGTGTAGGATGAATAATGCAATGGTCTTATTCTTCGTTACCTGACCTCCAATTCTCTTTAGAAACATTGATAGCAGACGAGGTAGTGCATTTCTAACACCTGTTCTGATCAGTCCTTCCAGTTCGTCTTTAGGAACCATGCTGGAGACGGAATCAACGATGATAACACACTCTGGGTCATTGTTTATGTACATCTCAATGATGTTTAAGAAGTCTTCCGCTGAGAGAACTCTATCGTCTGTTGACTCAACGACTATAATATCATCCTTGTTCAGGCTTTCTATCCCCTCAAAATTCTGAACTGCTAGGCGACCTTCTGTATTTACGTAGATAACCTTTTTGCCTTCCTGCTGACATTTTCCTGCAAAGTGCAAGGCTGTTGTTGTCTTTCCCGTCTTGGGGTCGCCAGACATCACTACGCAACTACCTTCTCTGATGCCTCCACCTAAAGCTAAGTCAAGGGCTGGTGACACGCTTAGCACTGAAAGACTGTTAAGGTTTTCCAGAACCTCAGTTCCCGGTCTTACGACATCGCCGTAAGTGGAGAACACGTTGTTGCTAGTCGGATCGTTATCAAATTTATTGGTCTTCTTCTTTGCCATCTAATTCCCTCAACTTTTGTAATCGTGTTTTCTTTCCGTAGCCACGTCTTGTTTTTGGCTTGGAGGTTTCCTCTACCCTTATAGTAGCGGACTGAGACGTTTGTTGCTTAATGATTTTTTCATATTTCTCAATGATTTTCGGTAAAGCTGGGTACCGAAGCGAATAAACCCTTTTGCACTCGGGTGAATTGATAGCTTTAACTATTGCGGCTTCGCTATATTTTTTAACTAATCTGTTTGCTAGCACTACTTGATGCTGATAGTGCTTCTTCCACTTCGGCAGGTTCCAGAATTTGTGCGCCTGAGATCCTATGTTCTCTTTCTCAGCCATTCTGTTGCACATAACTTCTGCAACATATTGGGCGCATGTTATAAAGTCTCCAGTAGAGGGAGACTTGTACCTGCTGTTATTCGTCGGTTCTTTCGGCATGATGGTATATTATAGCTTCCTCAAAGCAATTGTCAAGTGTGTCTTCTGATTTTTCCTCTTCAACCAGCTCAGGGATGAGCCATCTTGTTTTATGAACTACATCCCCTTTGAGCTTTCCAACGGTATAATAATTTCTAGTCCATGATCCTACTTCTCCTAAGACCGATCTCACTAAATAAGAACCCTCGCAATCATTCATGTCTACGGTTATCTTGTGAGATTTAAATTGCAAATTAATAGCGCTTACTGACAAGTCTTCTTGCTGGCACTTTCTTTTTATATCAAGCCACTCCTTATGGTTGTTGAAATATATATCAGTACCATTGGATAGGTTTACAGTTACCCATATGCACTCGCTATCACCTCTGTAGGCTTCTATAAAACCTTTGTATGTTGTTATGAAATCAGTCATTTTTTAATCCGTGTAACGCAGTCCCTTTTGCTAGACTTTTTCTTGGCTGTCTTCTTATCGTCGGCCATAGAGGAAGCATTTTCTGTCATCAGCACAATACCTTCTCTTCTGGCCATCTGACTTCCAGCGGTAATCGTTGATGAAACGGGGTCTTCTTTATCTAGTTTGCTAACAAGATTCTTTACGGTGACAAGAGGCCTATCAAGAGCTTTTGCTATATCCTCAATGGATGTCGTCTTGTAGTGGCCTTTAACGTAATATTTTTCCGCAGTTCCTAATGGTCCTTTTTTAGTCATTGATAAAACTCCTTTGAGATCTAGTTAAGTATAACGAGTTACGTGTTTTTAGATACAGCATATAAAAATCAAAAGTCTCCTTGCTGACTCTTCTCATCTTCGCATCTACATAATCCTCTCTGTGGCTATGCATACCCCAAGGATCGTAGACAACACCGTTGTACACTTTGATGTAGTGAGACTCAGTAATGCCTGACCGAGTGGTGTTCTTGACAATTTTAGCGTAAGATTTTTCCTTTTCATTATCCACGAGATCCCCCGTGCTATTAAAGGTTTTTTCTGTTGTGTGGTCATCTAAACCACCCTTTTTAATTTTACTTATGTACTTCATTTTCCCTCCGGGGTTAACCAAAAACTAAATATAGTAGGAGTAATATCTGAAACATAAAAACTCCTAAGCATACAAAGAAGCCCTTCTTCTTGTTCTTCCTGTAGATCATAATAATTGTCATGACAGACAGGAGGGTTCCAAATATTTTGCAGGGTATTACAACAGACCAGTCACCTGTGATTAATGCCATTTTTACTATTACTGGATTCTTTTCTGTTAGCCTTAATGTAAGTTCGTTAGATGGATCTATCAGCCAGATCGCCAAGAAGAGGTCGATGGCTGATATAAGACATATAATCAACAGCATGCACGCGATGCTCAAATTGCGACCATTCTTGGAATCCATTTTGGGCACCTACTCGTCTAAAGCTTGTAATATCTCACCGATGATCGAGTGTCTCTGGATGTCTTCATAGTCTAGCTCTACTGTACCTACGCCATCTATATATTCTATCTTATCCATGCAAACATGTAAACCGCTTCTGTCTCGCAGGTCTGTTTGCTTGAGGTCGCCATTGATTATACACTTAGAATGCTCACCCATCCTAGTGAGGAACATTTTTATTTGCTCCAATGTGCAGTTTTGAGCTTCATCTAGAATCATATATGAATCATGAAACGTAGCACCCCTCATGGTTTCTAGAGGCTCAAACCTTATTTGACCTCTATTCATATAGTGTCCATATAAAGCCTGTCCAAGAAAGAACTTTAGATTCTCTTCCATCGGCAGCAGGTAGGGTTTGATCTTTTCATCAACATATCCGGGCATAGCTCCTATTTCTCTGCCAGCACAAACTAGCGGTCTTGTTACCACAATTTGTTCTATCTTGCCGTGATGCAAGTGCTCAGAAGCTATACCGGCAGCTACAAAAGACTTACCAGTGCCTGCTGGCCCCACACAAAACGTCACATCGTTGTCTATGATTGATCTTATGTATTCCCGCTGGTTGTACGTCTTAGCTTCTATCGGCTTTAACTTCTGGGGTTGTTTATTGTTTTTCTTTTGTTTTCTGTGCATGTTTACCTTTTCATCTGCCCGAACTACCGAATCCGTCTTCTCCTCTTTCGCTAGAAGAGAGTTCGCTAACTTCGGTTAGTTGGAAATAAGGAACTGGTTGGAATAATATTTGGGCAATCCTGTCGCCCTTTTTGACATTAACAGCTTCAGATGACGAGTTGTAGAGACATACGCCAACATCTCCTCTGTATCCAGAGTCAACAACCCCTGCGAATACGTCAATACCGCTCTTTACAGCCAGTCCAGATCGAGGCCATATCAACCCAACAAAACCTTTAGGTATCTGTAAAGAGATTCCAGTCTTTATCAGAGATCTTGAAACTGGTGGTATTTCCACATCCTCAAGCGAATACAAGTCCCATCCGGCGTCTGATAGATTTGCTTTTGTGGGTGTTGTGGCACCTTCATCTAGCTTTGTAAACTTCAGAGACCTTATTGAGAGAGGTTCTTCTTGTTTACTATTCTTATTACTTTGTAGCTGATTCCTCCTATGAATGTGGTCATCGCACCCTGAGTTAGTAGACCTTCCATCGTAATTAATCGTATTCATACGTACTTTCCTTTACACTAGTTCACATTGACCGCCAGAACAAGCCCACTCCTGCTCCGGTTTAACATTGTTTTCTTCCTCTATGACTTGAGTATAGTCAACATCTTGGTATTCCCTATTTAGGTCAACCCACTCTTTCCAGTTGTATACGTCCTTCATACAGTAGGTTAGCTGTCTAAGATCTCCTTCAAAATACTTATCGGCAAACTTCTTACATCTATCAGACCACTCTTTCTTTCCGTTACCTTTTATTTTCGCTCCCACTCCTAGAAGTGAGTCGCAAGCGGCCCATAAGTTGTCCTCCCACAGGTTTAAGGCTACCTCTATAAGACCGCTTACAAATAGAGACGCATCACCATAATGCCTTACCTGCTCCGTTGGTAGGTAAATTGCCGTGAACGGGGCTTGTGGGTAATCTTTATCTCCCGTGATTGGCAGGAGTGAAATTCCACAGAAAAACTTTCTATTCTTGTAGATAAACTTCTCAACCTCGTCCCACTCGTCTGGCTTGATATTTATCGTGTTGGAAACATTGTGTACCAGCCAAGGCTGCGTGCAAAGAGACTTGTTGGTTCCTGTAATTACCCAGTTTTGCTGGGTACTCTTAACATCAGACAGAAGGTCGATTGCCCCCATCTGGTTTTTTGTCTTTGCTCCCGCAGGAACCTCGATACAGAAAGCAACTACATCGTCGCTATCATTGTTTGACCAGACAGATTCTTCACATGCCCTCGGATTTATTTCTCTGAAGTAGTTGTAAATTGGTTCCATCTTGTTGGCCTGCACTCTTCTTATGTAACGCTTAGCGTGGTGAGGGTGTATGCCAGATGAAGTTCCCAGAACACAGCTACTGGTACCTTCAGGTTTAATGCAGGTGGTTCTAGCTGCTTGATTAATGCCTATAATTTTAGCAATTCTTTTGTTCTCTGACTTGACCACCTTGGCACCCGACCTCTGTGTTTCTGGGTCTAGACATATTTCATGGTTCTCCATTATGCCGGTCATGGAGACCCCCAAGAGGGCTTCTCTGGATACGATACGTTCACTTGCTTCACCTAAATACGCGAAGCTGGCAAAACCGGCTTGAAGCGTACCTATAATCGAAGCGGCCTTGCACGCATCATAGAAGTCTTCTTCAGTCTTAACCTTGGCGCAGTTAATGGTACTTAGATTGCACGCTTGCCAACCACTCTCTCCTGTAGTCTCATCTACTGGCCACATTCCAATCTCCACGCAGGGATTGACTATTAGCTCTGTGGAGTCAGACCAAACAAAGCCCGGCTCACCAAATTCTTGTACAGATTTCATAAGCTCCGCAAACTGTTGGGCTGTAGTCTTATCTCGCAGCAATAAGGCTGAATTGTTAGACCTTCCTCTTTGAGGGTTCTCTACAAACCAAGAGCCAGTCTTAGCCTTTGCCATTTCGTCATCATCTGGGCTAAATAAACAGATGGTAGCACTTCTTCGCACACCACCTGAAATAACAGCGTCTGCACTGTGCATCACTATATCATATGCCTGAATAGGACTTAGCTTCCTTGTACCCTTTGACGCAAACTCCATATCCTTGAGGGCTTTGTCTAGTATTTTTCTTATGTTTGATAAAGCGTTCTTTAGTGGTTCTGGGCCGGGAGCCTTGCCTCCGCTTGATCTTAGATATGAACCAGCAGGGCGTATCTGAGAGTAATCAAAATTTACATTCTTGCCAACATACTCAGGGAATAATTCGCTTTGATCGAAATAGCTTGCCACTAATATTCCAACAGCATCCGACCACCCCTCTATGGTGTCGGGAATGACGTACTTTTTTGTTCCGTTCTTGTTTCTTACGAGAGGGGGTAGCTTACTTATGTGGTGCTTCTGCACAGAGAAGCCTGTTCCACAGCCGCAAAGCAGCAGGTACATACATTCTTGAAAGAATCTGAGACGGTCACAGAAAGATGTAATGCAATTGTATATCCTTGCGTTATGTTTAAAGATTGGTTTGCCTCCAAACTGCAAGGCTCTCTGTGACCCTAAGACTTTTTTCTTACGCATCATTTCGTATGCCCACTCTATATCCTCATGCACCTCTGGGATATCGTAGTACTTATTTAACATCATCTCTTTAACTCGGCTAACTGCCTCGTTCCAAGTTTCCCTCCTCTTCTTTTCTGGTATCCATCTAGCGTATTTAGAAACAAAGCTGTAGCTCATCAAAGATTTTATAGACATGCAAAAATTCTTTCTTATTATCCATTATTAGTATAATTAATGTAAGTGCTACCAATACAAAAAGCCACGCCCCAATCGAGTTGGTGACGTGGCATAAGTGGCAGGCATCTAGATATTATTCTTCTTCATCTTTTTCAAATATGTTATCAAATAATTTTCTTACTATCCAGTTTATGACTGCTGAAAGCAGCACTTGTAAAATAAATGGAAAGACCCAGACGGGGAAAAATCCTTTAGCGTCTTCAGGGTCTAGTCCATCCTTGATATATTGTTTGCACTCATCCTTGAGTTGCTGTTGCCATTCCTTTGCGTTGGCTCCTGCGGGAACCCTAAAGCGATCAACGCTTTCAAAACCCCCGCTTACTATTCTAGTCCATTCGTGCCCAAGTTGCAGACACTTTTCGGCAATTTTCCGTTCTTTGTCTTTTTTATATTTAAGAGGGATTTCTGACCTTACTTTATCTACCCCTCTTACGAAAAGCGAAGCGTGTTTTCCTGTCATAGGCTATAGCTCCTCATAGTCAAAGGGTACGTCTGGAAAACCGTCTAGCTTTACTATACCTCTGTTCTGTTTAAGTGTTAGCCCCAGAACGTCAAGGGTTATGGTAAAGATTTTCTTGACTTTCACAACAGGCTTGTTGTCTATGAAGTCTACCTCGATGGTGTCTCTGTCTGGTGAGGATACTTTAATTACTGCTGGGTATTTACCTTTTATCGTATACTTATCGACTTTTAATCCATCTTCTGAGGCTAGTTTTTGCAGAACCTCAAACGCTTGAGCGAGATTATCCATTGGAGGTCTCCCTTACTGTGTTTAACGTTTTTTACATTGACACTTTCCATAGGCATTTTTGCAATTACAGTATGTAGTTGCTGTATCGCACCGGCACCTATGCTTATCCTCCTCGTCATTATCGTCTTCGTCTTCTTCTGGCTCTTCGTGATATGGGCATTTGGTTTGATGTCCATCCCCATGCCATATGTACCCAGTACCCTTACATGCACATTTTTCTACATCGGGGTGGGGCTTGGGTGCTATGGGTTGAGCCTCAGTCTCGTTCACCACGAAGGCTACAAAGCCCTCGTTTCTTTTTTCATCTATATTTATTTTGTTTTCTTTGATATCTGTGATACCGGATGATATTTTACCATATGTAAATAGAAAAATCAAGGCGCATGCGGGCACAAATAGTAAAAAATACTTGGTTTTCTGCATCATCTATATGATCCTTGTGTTTAGCTTTCTGGGTTTAAAGCCCTCGTACCCACTAAAAGCCCAGCAGTCACCCTGACTGAGCATACGTTTTTCCACCACATCTGCATCAATCCAGAACGAACCCGTTGGCTGCTCAAGTCTTTTGGGGCCTGCGTTCCAGCTCCCCCAAGAATTAACGCATAAAACTCCGGGTCTCTTATATCCATCATCAATACCTAATAAACACATCTGGTGTGCCCATTCTCCTTTGGGCTTGGCGAATCCCTCCGAATCTCTTTGGGATGAGAACCCTTGGTTGCTTGCGACTGTTATGGCATACCCATTTGCTAGTAGGTCTCTCGCCTGCTCGTAGTTATCGACCCTAGATACAGTTTGTATGGGGTGTTGCTTTGATATATCTAGTAGAGTTTTTGGCACTCCGCCAGAAGGCCTGCCCCAACTTTTAGCTTTAGACCCACTGTAAGTCGTGAGGTCTACATTGCCATACTTACCTCTAGGAATAGCTCCATATTCATTGCAGTACCTAGCCGCCCATACACCATAAGCTCCATCTCCCCTTAATGTTCCGCCACCTATGATAACTCTACAGCCACCATATATATCCTCAGTTGCTGTTTCAGCTACCCACTCCTCAAACTCTTTGTTTATGTGTATATCCACACACTTAGCAGCATCTACTGCATACGCAGCACCCTGTGATACGCAATCTCCTATTGTTTGGATTCTGTTTGGGAATTTTCCAGCAACTCTCTTGATTATATCATACAGGAGAACGGTCTTGCCTTTGCCGGAATTTTTAATAACACCCCAAGAATCTTGGAAGACTGGATGGGGCAGGGACTTCATTGCTTCCTCAACACCCTGCTCGTCTCTAACCCAACCTCCTAAGTGAGATAGGTTTTTCATAGCTTTACAGCTCCAGATAGGGACTCGAATATACCTTGAAACCAATCTCGATCCTGTTGGCTATCGAGTTTTCTGGGTTCATCATATCCAGCCGCCACTAGATAACTAGAAATAGCGTCTGTAAATTCGGGGTACCGCTCACGATTCCAACCATAAGAAGTCTGAACCCTAGCTAGTATTGGATCAAACTGTGAGGTATTGTTTAGATTCTTTGCGTGCTTTAGATATTCAGCGGCACCTGATAGAAGTTTATATATTAGAATTCTGTCATCTTCGTTTTCTATTTTGTTGAATTCGCTCTCAACAAAAGCTAGAGATTCAGCGACTTCATCCACCTCGACTTCAGCCTCTTCTTCACCACTGTCTCCCCCTGTGTTAACAACTTGGTCAACACTAGGGGGTGAAAGCGGTGGATGGGTGAACTCTGATACTTTCAGCGTTCCCAATACCAAAACCAAAGCCCAAGGGATCAAAGCAGCTAAACTTACCTTTGTATCCGATAGTTTAGCCATCATTAATAGATCCTTTTTAATGGGTTATGCAGGCGTATCCGGCTGGTCTACAACATGGTTGTTTTTAGCCCATTTAACAGCAGCATCTAAGAGAATGCTAACGATTGGAACTACAACCATACTGGAAGCCCCAAGATCAAGTGAGGATAAGTTTCCTCCGATGTAGGTGAGACCTGCGGCTAGTCCAACTAGTAAACCGTTGATACCAACACGTCTGAGGTCGCCCAAGTTTAAACTAAAAGCTTTTGATGGTTCCATTGACTTAACCTTTCTGAGAAATTTCTGACACACTTATTAAGAAACCGCCTTGTTCGTCCTCGTTGAGTTTGTAGGGAAACCCTACTATTCTCACATCCATATCATCTGATGTTTTAGTTTCCTTGTCTAATCTCCTGTTCATACTCAGGCAAGAATTCAACTCATGTATGAACTCTTCCCTTTCGTCTTCGTGAACATATGTTATCCAGTCTCTACCCTCTAGATTATTTGTAGACTGACCGGTTAATTCATTGAAAGATTCATTTGTCCAGACTAACCTTCCTGCATTATCTGTCTCGAAGAGTGCTGTGGAATTGTAGTGCAATGCGGCTTTAGACCTTTGCTCTATTATCTTTTGACTTTCTTCTATCCTACCACAAGTGTCTCCAAGTTTGCAGACAACATCCTTCAGGCTTCCACCACCATTCGTGGTTATCTCTTTCTTGATCGTATCTATAGATTCTGACAAATCTTCGTGTTTGTCTATAAATTTCAAAGTTGGTTTAACTACCTTAAAAAATATCCAAGAAAGAAAACCTCCCGCAAAGCTCAAGAGTGTTGTTGTTATTACTACGGTATCTGGCTCCATAACCTACCCCTTCTGAAAAAAAACGAGAGTCCTCCCGGAGGAGGAACTCTCTCTGTAGTTGGTAGGTTAGTTATTTTCGCCTTCTCTGTGGTCTCTACGTTTGTAATCATCCTGCTTTGGATTCTTGCCACCGAACATGTAAGTGAGTTCGCCGGGAATACCAAACTGTGCAGCGCCACTAGGAATAGCAGCATGATCAGTAGAGGCAGATTGGCTAATAGCGTTAGTGAAGTTAGATGCTGCGGTAGGCTCGCCACTAGCTCCAGAAATAGTTCTACCCGGAACACGGTCAGTACTTGGTACTGCCAACATATTGTATGTCATTGTTCCGTGGTTGTAGACGCTATCTACATTATGAACGCCATCATAGGTCGTGGTGGAGCTGTGCTCTCTACCGGTGCTATTTAGAAGGCTGGAGCTGTCATTGTTGACTTTTCCAGCTCCGGTAGTTCCCGCAGCTCGAAGGAGGAAGTTTCTGTCGCCAGCTCTAGCGTCTGGGAAGTAAGCGAGGCCTCCAGTGCCACCACTTTTTGCTTTTACGATACCGTCAGGATTGTCGGTTTTTTCATCGCCGTTAGCTCGATTGGTGGCCGTTTTTGCTACTACGATAGATCCGTAGTCATAGCTCTTAGCGCCATTAATGTCGTTGACATCAATGTTTTTTGTGATCTTAGAAGCGTCTCCCATACCGCCGACGTTTCCACCCTTGACCATAGAACCGCCGTCATTTGTTACGGGTGCTCCGTCGTCAGATCCGACTCTGCCGCTGTTTCCGGTGATGACTCTGAAGTCACCTGATGCTGATTGTGTAGCCATAATAGACTCCCTATATAAAAAGTTAGATGTTCAAATTCCGGCTCCACAATTTATTCCTATTTTCCTAACATTATTATACACCTTATTCCATACGTTTTGCCAATTGCTGTACGGATTTTTTCACTTTTCTTCGTATTGTTTCTCTGTTGCAGCCATGCTTCTTGGCTATTTCCTTGATGGTCATGTTGTCCATTCTGTCTAGAATGAGGTCGCTGTTAGAACATTTGTCTATTTCGTCCATCAATTCTATGGAAAAAAAGTGATCTGATTCGTCTGGGAGATTGGAATGTAGAGGTTGGTGCTTTCTTTTGTTAAACTTAACCTCTCTTATGCATTCTATCCTAACCCCGCTATAGAGGTAAGTTGTAAACTTAGAACCCTTCTTTTCATCCCAATTAGTAAATGCTTTCCAAAGAGCATTCAACTTACAGGTGTGGATCTCGTCGTCATTAAGTTGACTTCTGAAAGATCCAGCCGCCTTGTTCATTATATTTTGTATATCCTGATTTTGCAAAGCTTCTTCAATTTGTTTATCCATGATATCTCCTATGGTTATTTAAGTTTATTTTCAAGGTTTTTTCTCACGTTTTTAAAATCAAACATCCTTCCAACCCCTATAAAGAATCGGTATCTGCTTACTAACCTAAGAACCTCAATCCCCTCTGTCTCGTCAAGTTTTTTGAGAATTGAGGGTGTTATATCAAAGTTTGTGTGCCCTACCCAGCAATCAAAGTTGGATACTAGTGCTGCGTCTTGAGCAAACTCGTCTGATATTGGAAGTATCGGCAGCATTAAGTCCTCTTCTTTAGAGTTACTGCCTTTTTCTTGGTCAAAATACGATTCTTCTTGGTTGTCGTCTGCTTGACTATATTGTTGTGCCTCGATGATTTGATTGAGAAAGATTCTCATCATAGGGGATCTGAGCTGGCGTTCCAGAACGTCTTCGTACTTCTGCCAGCCTATTTTTCGTTTACTTGTCATTTGATGACTCCCATATTATAACACATCGGAAGGTCGAATGCAAGGTTCTTCTTTCAAAAATTCGTCTTCATTTATTTTACTGGCCAGCCTTATGGCTAGCTCTAGGAATATGTCCTCCTTCCCGCTGTCTAATAGTCCCTTTTTGGCAATCTCCAAAAGCTCTAAAAAAGAACCTTCGCTGTTAAGTGTTTCGATGAGTGTGAAGAAGTTGTTTACCGTAGATTGCTCATAATCCCTCATTTCCACATCTACATAAACTTCTCCATCCTCCTTAACGTAATAAACAACACATGCGTCTATTAAATCTTCCTTATGCCAATCGCTTTTCTGCTCTACTGGTTCAGGCTTTTTCTTCTTGAAAAAATTAAACATTATTGATTACCTCTAATATTTTTCTAGCTGCATTTTCCCAAGTGTATTGATGGGCAGTTTCTATGCCAGCCTGATTTTTTTTCTTGTTCTTATGCACTTCCCTCATAGCTAGGGCTATTGATGATATTTCCTCGTCGCCTATCTCAGCCCAGTTTCCGCAATTACCATGGAACCACTTGCCGTCATAGGCAAGTTCTTTGTTCTTTATTTGTACGAGTAGGGAGTTATCAGCGTTGCAGAATTCAGTGTGAGCTGAATAGTCTGTGGCTATTACCTGCTTTCCACAAGACATCATCTCAAGAAGCTCAAGGTTCCAGCCCTCACCCCTTGATGGGAATACTCCGCAATCAGTTTGTGACATAATATTATACACCTCTTGCTGTGTCTCCTTCCTCCCTATAAATTTTATTTTTTTAGAGAGGTTGGAGCGATTGTACAAGCCAATCCATTCCGATTGTTCAGATTCACTATAGAATGGGTTATCGCACATCATCCAGAGTTCAACATCATCTTCTTCAGTGAAAGCTTCCTCAAATGCTTTGTATAGTATGTCATGACCTTTTCTTACTTCCCATTTGCCACAATTAAAAAAGATTGTTTTGTCTGTATGTTCTTTTTCCACATATTTGAATATGTCAGAGTCAACTCCTAGTGGTATGACATCAATTCTATCTTCATCAAAATCTATGTTACTTAGGCATACATCCTTTGCCCACTGGGAGCACACAAAGATTCTGTCGAGTGAACTTAGGTGATGTTTTTCCAGATCGTTAAAGGTGTCAAGTTCAAAAATGGGAAATCCTATTCTTAGACCATGCCCCGCAAAACTAGACATGTCATGCTGATGCCAGATTTTTATTTGAGGTGCTTCAAAGACAGGCATCTTGCTCATGGATATGAGTTCAGTTATGCAGCGAGCATCTTCTTCGTTGGTTACTGTTGGTTGACCTATTGGCCAAAGAGATACATCTGTAATCTGGCTTACAGACTTGCATATATTAAGACCTGTAATTCCATAGCCAAGTTGGTTGATAGGTGATATAATATTTATCATTGAACCGCCCTTCCTTTAAGTTTTTCCCAATCCCTCTCGGGTCTCACATCTATATTTGTAGACCAAGCTCCCTCTAGAGTGTTTAAGTTTAGTCCCAGCTTTTTTGCGAAGTGTATTATTCCATTTAAGTCTTTGGGAAAACAGCTACCTCCAAAGCCTAGTCTACCATCAGGGCCGGGAACGGCAAAGTGTGTGTTTCCGAGTCTATCATCGTAGGTGGCATACTCTATTACCTTATCGTAGTCTACCCCAACAGCATCACATAGCATACAGAACTCGTTAGCTATTGATACCTTTGCTGCCAAAAAACAGTTTGTCAGATATTTTACAAACTCCGCCGTCTCTGATGTTGTCTGTACAATACTAGCTTTAGGGAAGACTTTGAGGTAGAACTGCTTCATTACTTTTGTTGCTGATGGAGTTCCGCCAAGAATGATTCTGCTGGTATTTTTGAAGTCTTCAGTAGCATTTCTCTCTAGGAGGAATTCAGGGTTGAAGACAACCCTTTGTTGGTTTTCTGAGGAAATTCTGGATGTCGTTCCCGGTGTTACGGTGGACTTAATGGCTACTATAGAGTTAGTATCTATTTCTTTACACACACTCTCAACTATTGATGTATCACACTCCCCATCTGGAGCCATAGGTGTGGGTACACATACAAAAGTTATGTCGCATCCACTAGAAGCGTCGGATATACTACTGAACTCACCGTCCTTGAACTTGTCATAAGTGTGGACATTGTAATGCTTTGAAAAAGCCTTCCTTAACGCAGTCCCAACAAACCCTTGTCCTATTATGCATACGTTACCTGTCATCTACTTATTCCACTCCATTCTTATGGTTTTCCTTGCCTTGCTTCCGTATAATTCTTCCATAGCGGCCTCATTCTGCTCTCCATGAAACCCGAATGAGTTATAGGTTTCCAGTTCAAGCCTGTTGTAATATTTTTCTTCCCTAGCCCATTCAACAGAAAAGCTCAAAGCTGTTCTTGGGTCTGGAAAATTGATGCCCTTGGAAAGCATGTAGCTGAAGTGGTGGACGCATGAAAACCAGTCCTCTGGGACGGGTCTATCTGGGGGAAGTTGAGGTTCTTTATGTTGTTCGTTTGGGTTATACTTTTCAATTAGCTCCGAGGTTGCGTGTAAAAACTTCTGGCTCCGTAGGGAGAATCCTCCGTTACCAACCCTGTTTTCCCAGCCATGCCCCCAAGCCGCACCTATATAATCATAGTTAAGAAATTTGTCGTCCCACAGGTGTGGGTTTATGACAAAGCCGTCCCACTGTACTACCAAGCAGTGCTCTGTCGATACATAATCCTTAAGTTTGGATAGGCAAAATCTGTTGTATCCTTCCTCGTCCATTTCTGGTATATCTATCACCTCTATGCCATCCAGCACCTCGTCGGTTGGGCATAATAATTTCTTTTCAGCAAAGTCAATACCCTCGCAGCATTTAACCATTGCCTTGAGAGCGTTGTTTGCCAGAGATCTTAAACCTGTTACTGATATGAGCGTAACCGTCTCTAGTTTTTTCATTTGCAATACCTGTGTGTTGAATACGACGTTATCATTGATGGGTTAAGCAGTATACTGTATCCATTCTCAACCATCTGCTTATGTAAACAGGGGTGGTCACAATTTACAGTATATCCAGCACCCGGAGAATTGGCTGAGTACCTAAACTTCAAAAACGGCTCTCTCTTATATATAGCGAGGCCGTTAAAGTTTGAGTTGACAAGTAGAGGGGGTTCTCCCCTTACTGTTTTAAGGTGGTTGAATCCAGAGACCTCGTTAATCCTGAGATCAAAAACCTCTAGGGGTCGCATGGCCCAAGAGTCGAACATCATGTAGTATTGTTGCTCTACTTCCTCTAGACTCTTTGTGTTGGTGTACTCAGTGAGTATGCCGTAGGATGTAACACAGTCGGCAACTTCTAGATAAGCAAAAGAATTGAGAAAGCCTTCATAAGACCACCCGCCTTTAAGGTCTAAATCTATAACAACCACATAGTCAAACTTATCAACATCTTCCATGGAAGATATATAATCCATATAGACATTGCGACATTCTGCCAGCTCTGTGGCTCGTATTAGTTGGTCTGGGTCGTCTTTTTCTCTGTAGTTTGAGGACTCTCTTGAATTTGATATGAGATGCAGGTTGTCATCATCCACTGATAGCTCAGCAACCGTGTTGTCGGTAGAATCGTTTTCGTATATGACTATCCTGTGTTCTTTGAAGAACTCCGCAGTTTTATATATTCTTTCAAGGTTGAGTCTGGCAACAGGCTCTATGTTTCTGCATATACCACAAAATATAACAGAACTTTCTCCGCACAGCTCTTTTCCTTGGAGTACATACTTTTCGTATTGCTCAGAGTACTCTTCAGGTGCAGGAAAAAGATCTTCAGGAAATCTCGTATCTATTAACATATATGGGTGTATTCCTTCCTACGTATGCAGATATAGTATTAAACTCTATCCACTCTACAGAGTCCTCGTATGTCATTCCGGCTTCCTTCATGCAGGCCTCGATCATTTTTTCGTAATCGTATACCACCCTTCCTGAATCATGGCCATCAGCAACGCCAATAATAGCACTGTCAAAGCCATCGGCAAAAAGAAGATCATTACCAAAAACGTTAGAAAGGTGCTCTCTGACATCCTCGCTTGTTTGTCCATCCATAAAGGCCTCACTTTAAACTCCAATATAATTTTCGTAAATAAGTCCAGCCAACGCTACGTCCTCTATAGCTAGGCCTGTCGAATCAAAAAAACTAATTCCTGTTTCGTGGTCGAAACCAAGGGGTAATCCATTTTTAACAATATGAAATAGATCCAGCATTGATTCCTTGTTTTCGCTATGCTGTGATTCACCAGAGTGAAAAGCTTGAACCTTATCGTCAACTACAAACAGTGAACACACGTTGGCCACATTGTCCTCAAACTCTTGTTTGCCTTCAGCGTCAGCCCCTATCGCGTTTACGTGCATACCCGGCTCGATCCATGCAGCCTTAACAAAAGGTGATCTTGAAGGTGTTAGGGTTGTTAATATGTCACTGCCCCTTACGCAATCTTCAATTGTATCACATACTTCGCAGTTGTCAACATTAATATTTGAACAAAGTTCTCTAGCTTTGTCTTTATCTAGGTCAAACAGTTTTATTGTCTTGATATTTCTAACATTACAGATAGCTTCAATTTGAAAGTTGGTCTGGAAACCGCAACCTATGAATGCTGCCGTTTCAGCGTTACTATTAGAAAGATACTTAGTAGCCACGGCTGTTACTGCCGCTGTGCGGTAGGAAGTGATAAGCATTCCATCCATAACTGCCAGTGGGCGTCCATTTTCTAGGCTATTGACTATTATAGTGGCAGATACGCTTGGGCCGTGTCCACGGGCACCATTTTGCGGGAACAGAGCCGCCCATTTAATCCCAGAATACTTCCCATGTCTGGCTGGCATTGCCCTGAAGTCGTTTCCTTCTAAACCCTCCTCTAGGTATATTTTAGGTACCATATCCCCTTTTTCGGGGTGCTTGAATACATCCTCCATTAGCTCTATAACTTGGGGCATGTGGAGATTGTCAGCTATTTCCTTTTCCGGTATAAAGATTGGGTTGGACATGTCTGGCTCCTTTTGTGGTTAGAGGAATTGTAAACCTCTTAATTATACACTATGAAGCAACTTAAATACTCTAAGTTACGGAAAAAGAAAACTCGTGAGGGGAGTATAGGGTTATCAGGTTAGGGTTTAAGAATATGCTCTTTCCAGCCTTTCTCATTTCCTTGTGATAATATGCCCATTCGTTGGTTACTGTTCCGTCTTCGTTTTCTTCTGCTCCAAATTTGCACCCAATAATATCTTCAAGTTTGTATATACCCAACCCATTGAAGTTTGAGAATACTCCAAACGGTTTTTCTCCCCTTTCAAATCTGAGCAGGTTAGTAACTTCACATTTTTCTAAATTATTGTCTCCAAACTTTCTATAAGCCCAAGTGTCGTGGAACAACCTTTCAATCTCCACCTCTTTTTCTTGAGTTTCTTTGCATGACACTGTTTTTTCCCTGAAAAATAACCCGTTGGCAGTCATTGCTGACCATGCGTTTAAATCATAGGAGAAGCTGTTGAGAATTCCGTCGTAAGACCATCCCCCTTCAAGGTCTAGATCTATTACTATTACGTAATCAATCTTGTGGAAGGTGCTAAGTTTTTCAATGGCTTCTTGGCATCTGTTTCTCAACTGTCCTAGGTATAGAGGCCTTGCAATTTCTCTAGAAATAGAGTCAAATCCCATATGCCCCGTTGGTTCCTGCATGAGAATAAAGTTGATATCTTCGGCGGCATATTTACGAAGTCTTTCTGCTGTCCCGTCGCTTGAGTCATTTTCATAAACTAGTAATTTGTACCCACCAAATAGTTGAGCGGTTTGATAGAGCCTTGATATCGTATGATCGAGGACTGGAGCTATGTTTTTGCAAAGACCTGTTATCACCACATTAAGTTCAGACGCTACCTTCATGCCAGCATAAAGACTGTTAATGTAATCGTTTGCGTTGAGGGCGGAAAACAGAGATTCTGGAAAACGTGACCGTAGAAAGTTACTGGTTATCATTCAACACCTCGTCGCAATAAAAGTCTATAGTTTTCATGCCGTGGCCTCCAGCCCGAGATTTTCTATTAGGATTTGTTGTATGTTTCATTACACACCCATTCCCTTCTCACAATAAAAGTCGGTATTTTCTAGATTGTAATCATCAGCCCAAAAGTGGGCGTGATGTGAGTCGTAGCTTGGGGAGTGCCTTGTTCTAACGTAGTTATCGTTCAGTTTTATTACTTCTTCTCCAGAGGATTTGGTGTATATGCTATCTTCTTCGGGTTTTGTGGCGAGGTAGATGCCTCCGCACTGAACAAAACTTGTGCCTTTCAAATCTTCTCTAGGGTACTCTATATTCTCACCCCCAAGGGTTGTTTTGATTTTGTCGAGATCTTTTCTGGTTTGGCTCGATGAATATTCACCCCCTAGAGCACCAATATTTTGGACTCTAGAAAGAATTGGATAAGCCTCAAAACGTTCCCCTCTAAAAGTATCATTTAAAGACGTGTCTTGCCCGCTCCAGTTGCTGCAAAAAGTTTTCCATCTGTCAAACCAAGTAGCAAATCCCCAAGGGGTATACCACTGTCGCATGTCTACTTTCCTCTTAGCGTCATCAGTGAGCCATTCTTCTGGGCGAGGCTGATTACCCCTGTTGAATCCGCACACACTGAATAGCCTTTCGTCATATTTTAGTTGTTTGCAAAATTCAAAAAACCTTAACCCATCCTGTGATAGAAGTATGTCGTCCTCTACGTGTATGACGTAATCTGACTCATTGAAGCCCAGACTGAGAGCCTTTTTTTTGTTTTCCCACAGTCCTAAAAGCCTTTCGTTTATGACAAGTTCGGTATTTAATGGGTGAGACTCAATTAGATCTGGTATGATATTGTTTACTGGCTCAACGCAGCAAATTACCCTGTAGTCTTCTATACCTTCACATTTAGCTAGGTGATCTAGCATTAACTTAGTGCAGGTTGGCCTGTTGTAGTGTGTACTTGTTATGATTTTCATGGTGAAAATTTCTCTATCTGGTGCAGCAGTGTTCTCCACGGGGTGTGGGTGATGGGTTCGAGACCAGCCGCCGTTTTCTTCTTTGGGGGTGGGTCTGGGCTGTGTCCATGCTGAACAGTACATCTATCACATGGATAATATTTTTTCCTTTTCCCTAGCATGAGATCGTCTCTCATGGATAAAAAGTTGCTGCTTTTCAAAATCTCAATCAAGCTGTGTTCCTTAATGTTTCCAAATTTATTTTTCTTTAGCCAGTCCCAGCAACACAATTGAATATCACCGCTGCTTGTTATTACTAGTTGGTCTGTTATTCTGGGGCACCCAACCGTAATGTCGTTAGGCTCATCTGTATAAATTGACATACGCGAGTCTAAGTTGCCGCCAAATATATCGTATACCACATCGGGCCATGATTTCCTCAAGTTGTCGGCTAATTCTCTGTACTTTATAAGTTCTTCGTCAGTATATGCGGTTATGTGAAGGTGGGTTAAGCCCAAGCCTAGTAGCCTCTTGGCCTTTTCCTCGCTTAAAAGCCTTCCATTAGTCCAAATTTGAGTTTGAGCTTGGGGGCATAGTTTAATGTGCATCTCCACTATGTCGAATATTCTTTTGTCAACCATTGGGTCAGAATAGTGATGAAATCCAGTTCGCCCCTTGTAGCCGTGCTCGCTTAGCTCTTTTACTAGATTTGTTATTACGTCAAAAGGGAGTACGAAGTTGCCAAAAACTTCGCTCCTCGCTACGATAGGACATTCGTTGCAATGGTCTTTTTCCATATTGCATCGACTGATAGTTTCGATGTTTATAGACTTAAGTTCACTAATATATTGTTCTGGGGTAGTTTTCATTTTTTCTCTTTTTTTGTAAAAATACAGAAGCCCTTACCTTTGCGATTCCATTCCTGTCTTAATAAAGATGGTTGAGATGAAGAGATGAATTCACAGGCTTGATCAACACCATTAATAGAACATCCATTTGGGGGACCAGATTTGTAATCATCAATTAAAATAATGCCACCTTCGTTGATGTGTGGTAGTACTGAAAGAATATCTTTCAAGCACCCATCGTAAGAGT